TTACGGACATGCAGGTCAGAGGACAATATGTTGTGCACCTTGCCTTTTCCTGCCTGGACTTACCTCAACTCGACTACCCTTACCGCAACGGTGTGGGCAAAATGTGGGCAGAGACCACCGAGTCACAGTTGGGTTGATGCGACCAACTCCAGTGGTGCATTCAGCGATCCCAGTCAAACTGCTCATTCTCTTTGACGTAGCGCCACAGTTCGACAGTCGATACCTTCCTCCCCCGCCCAATGCGGACACACTTCAACTTGCCGTCTCGCCATAGCTCTCGAACGGTTGTCTGGTCCACACCAAGGAACTCGCCAGCTTGAACAGCAGTGAGTAGACGCGGCGATATCGCGTCACGATCTACCGGCTCGGTGGTGTCCGCCGGTCTGCTCAACGCCGATGTGTCGTTCGCTAGGCGCGCGAAGATCATGCGGAGACCATCGACGACAGCCGGCGAAATAACAATCGGTTCAGTTTTGGCCATACACCGATTGAATCGCAGCAGGGCGACCGGAGCATTTCCACGTGCACCTTCACTCGTGTCCGGACTGTCTGGTATGTATTGCTGACACTTCCCCAGCACGGGGCCGAGCAAGGACGCGACGATGAACTCACAGCCCGGCTGGTACCCAGACCCGCAAATCCAGGGCATCCAGCGCTACTGGAACGGACTGCAGTGGTCAGACGCCACACGGCCAACCCCCATGCCTGTATCCCCTGTTGTGACTCAAAAGAAGAGCGTCGCTGCCTCAAATATCAAAGCAGTCGTCATCATCGGGCTTATCGTCGTCGCCACATTGATCGTCGCTGCGGTCGTAAACGATGCACTGAACCCGCGCCAGGCAGAGCAACAACAGCAACAACAAGCCATCAGTACGCGCGACGACCTTCAATCAGATCAGACCATTCTCGATGCCTCGACCTACGACGAGATCACACAACGTGATTTCGAAATGATCTTGAAAGACGTCTCAGCTCAGTCAGGACGACGCATCATTCTGTACGGATCAATCCGCCAGTTTGATTCTGCAACCGGACCTGACCGATTTCTAGCGGATGTCGGTACATCTGCGTTGGGCGTAGGTAATTTCGAATCTGCTCACTTGATCGGCAATTCGGCCACACTGAAACCGTTCGTCAAGGATGACAGAGTGAAGATGCATGTCGTGGTCGATGGCGAGTATTCATACACCTCGACCGCGGACTTCAAATTGACTGTCCCTCAGTTCCAGGTCGGCATCATCGAACTCGCCGAGTAGCTGCCACACCCGCGAAGGCCCCACCGTTTGGTGGGGCCTTCGTTGTATTTGAGACCGGTAAGTCCGGTTCGGATGATGCTGGCCGGTTGCGGCATGCGATGATTCCCGGACCACAAAGATCAGCCCCGGCGGTGCGGCAAACACCCCCGAGGCCCGGCCGACAGGTGAATGTCGACATGAACAACGGTACCTTCCTGCGCTCGCGCAACTCGTTGGATGTGAGTGCGAGATGACCAGTTACGGATTTCGGCTTTTCTCTGTAGCAGTAAAGAAGAATGGTCGCGGGGACGAACAAAATCTTTTACTCGAAAAGTCGGACGAGAAGAAGGAACACTTCCGCGACTACCTAAAGGCCCTGGCTACGAGCCGAATTGGCCATGCAGTTCACGGCAATCCACCCCGTGACACCGACGGCGCTGATTTGGAGGATGACGAGGCCGATGATGTTGATGACACGCCGACGACCGGCCCAACCAAGGGGCAGAAACCCCGTCCAGTGCTGTGCATCCTCGAGGTGATCGAACGCGGAGATCACTTCTACGTCGACTTCGTCTACGGAACGAGGTCGACCTACACCCACGCTGGGTTTTCAGAAGAGGTAATTACATCACCGATTGATATTGCCAACCTCAAATCTGTCCGGCCGTATCGCGCAGCTTTCCTCTTCCCCGCCAAAGGGTCTCAGGGCTGATGGCGATCGAAGATGCAAATCGCACATGTCCACGACTGGCGCTGCAGAGGTGGTTAAAGCACTGGCTCGAACTGATGCCAAGGAGTTGGAAGTCAAGCTCAGCGAACTTGTCGGTAAGCGGAAGAAGGTGAATTGGTGGTCGATGAGTTCCATGCCCGTCAATGATCCAAAGCGGCTATCAGCCGTCCTGAAGGGGGGCACAAGTACGCAACTGGTTCTGACCAAGCAGGGCGGATCCAACAGTCGCACGCCCGGACCGCAAGATCTGAAGATTCAGATGGGCCTTCAGGAGGCAGGTGTAATCGCTCGCGTCCGCGAGACGATCACGCGGTGGTTCCCAGATGGGACGAAGGCAAATATCTCGCAAGACGAGGCGAATGCGGATCTCGCTGCGATCCTGGCAGACCAGTACACGAACTTCGACGGTGGCGAATACGATGATGCATGGGTGGACATCAAGGACTCGAATAACAACGTGACTCACGTCAGTCCCTCAAGGTGGGCCGACATTTTCACGTACCCGATCTCAAAGGCCAATGATCGCCCACCTACAGCGGCGTACTGCGCAGCTGTGCATGCAGCGATCAAGCCTATTGAGTCGGCACTAGGGGTTAAGGTCGACTGGACTGGATGGTAGGTGAGGCAATGTTGGGACGGTTTGATCTGCTGCCGTTGATCCGGGGGCAGTTGAAAGGCCTGACGCAGGATGCTCGGAAGGGTAACCCTGCAGATGTGGCGGCGAGGGTCGTCCTCTACGGAGTACCTGTCATACTCGTCCTGGTCGCGATCGGTTGGAACTGGAAACTAGCCTCACCCGTCCCCATCTTGACGGCCGTGTCGCTGTTAGCTGGTGGCACCCTAAGCGCCTTCAGTTCCATTTCATCGCTACGGCTCAAGCTGACTGAGTGGAGCGAGGACGGCGACGGCAGAGATGTCGACCGCGAGAGTCTCGATGAGAGCGTCGCTCATCTATTTATGATCGCCCTCGCGTGCGTGATAGATGCCGGAATTCTTGTGGTGGGACTCAACATCGCGCAGGGTCCTGTCGGAACTCCTGACCAGGGAAGCCTTTTGGGGATCAGCGCAGCGCTTGCCATTGGCGTCACCGCCTACATCTTCTTGACCTTCGTTATGGTGCTGCCACGCCTCTATTGGGCATACACAAAGATGAACCGGGTATCGCCGAAGATGAACGGATTTGACGCGCGCAAACGATGAGATAGGCCAACGCAAAACGGCCGCAACCTCGAAGGTTGGGGGCTTTGTCACGAATCAACAAAGCACTGCGATCACGCACTGATCATTGTGTTTTCCAGACGTAGTCGACGCGGTGTGGGTCGAGTCCGTCGCGGCCCCGTCGGTCGGTGGGTTTGACGGTGAGGTGGTCGACGACGATTGACACGACGTCGCGGCGTCGGCGTTTGTCTGCTTCTTCCCACCATTTCACGATGTCCTCCGCCGATGGTTCGGGCAGGTCGATGAGGACTTCCCGTTGCGCCATCTTCAGTTCGGTTGCGGCGATGTTCGCTCGGACTCGGTCGGTGCCGGCGCGCATGGTTTCGCGGTCGATGAGGCCGTCGGCGAAGTCCTCCCCCAACGCGGTGAAACGGGCGTTAAGTTCAGCGACCCGGGTCTCGCCTTCCTCGCGTGAGCCGAGTTCGTTGATCGACTTCGTCAACGCTTTCCGGTACTTCGGTGACGACAACCGCGCGAGGACCCGCTCGACGACGTCCGCCTCGAGCAGTTCAGCTTGGACGGACACGATGGAGGGGCAGTCGCTGCTGCGGGTGGAGCAGGCGTAGACGGTGGGGCGGCCGACGGTGGATGCCGCATACATGGGTCGGCCGCAGCCTCCGCACCGTGCGAGCCCGCCGCCGAGGAGCGCGACTTGGGTGCGGTCGCCGGTGTACTTCGCACGCTCCGGATCGAGGAGCAGCTCGCACAGCCGCTTGTAGGTTCGGGGCTGCAGGATCGGCGGGATGGTGGTGGCGACGAGTTTGTCGCCGCTCTGCTTCTTCCCGATCATGCGGGGGTTGGTGAGTGCGCGTTTGATGGTGATCGGTTTCCACGCTTTGCCGGAGACGGTGGAGATGCCTTCGGTTTCGAGGTGGTCGACGAGCCCGCGGAGTGAGCCGCCGTCGAGGAGGGTGGTGGCCATCATGCGGATGACTTCTGCTTCCTCGTCGATGGTGGCGTCATTCGTATCGTTCCAGCCATACGCTCTACTCACTGTGTCCCCTTCGTTCACTGTATCTACCGCAACAGTAGCGGACATGAGAAAGGGGCGAGACCACAACCGGTCCCGCCCCTCGCCCCGATGAGTCAGGTCACCAGGACGTACTTGCGCGAACTCCCTGGAACTCGACCGGCGTCGGAGTCTTCGCCGCCGCGGTCGCCACACCGAGGAACAACGCCGCCAACGTGATGATCGCGCCCCATCGCTGCTCGTTGAGGATCCCGAACACTCCCCCAGCGACGCCCTGGACAGCGACGAGGAGAAGGTAGAGCGCGGTGCGGACACTCGAGGTGGAGTGCAGAGCCGCGAAGAGCAGAGTGATGACGCCCAACACGAGAGCTGTCCACTGTGTGACGACGGCGGTGTCGATGTATCCCCAGGATGCGAGGAAGACGATGATGGCGCCGCCGTAGCGGTACCAGTTCTCGCGGGCAGACGCGGGGACTGCGGTGCGAATGGAATCGAGAAGAGGCATGCGGGTTCCTATCGTTCGTTGTTCTGGTTGCGGATGATGGATTCGTATCGGGTGACCCAGCGCCACAGTCCGATCACGGTTGCGGCTGCTGTACCGACGGTGATGAGGCAGAGTGTCGCGGCGAGGGCGCCGAAGCCCTTCACTTCACACCGAGCTTCGACCACGTCGCGGGGCCGACGATGCCGTCGACGCCGAGTCCTGCCCGTCGCTGGAACTCGCGGACAACGGATTCCGTTGCAGGTCCAAAGTCCCCGTCGACGGCGAGCTTCGAGTAAGCCGGGTAGCGCGGTTGAACAGCGACTGCAAATAGGTGACGTCACTACCGGTGGATCCGCGACGCAACGTCGGACGCGAAGTCGACGGACTCGGCGGCGGTGTCGTGCCTCCCGAACCGACCTTGCCTTCACGAATCTTCTGTGCGAATGCTGCGAGCTTCGACGATGCGCCATTGCCTGACGCGGTCCCGCCGTTGAGCTGGAAGTGCATCGGGTCCTTGCGGCCCCAGTCCTGACCCCAGAAGAGATTTCCCTCGGCGAGCACAAGGCCCCGCCGGATCGCAGCGATCTGTCCGGGAGTGAAGTTCCTCGACGCATCGACAGTCCACGGATGCCATGGCGCATTGAGATCAATACCGGTGCCTGACAGGTGGTTCGAGCCGTCGTTGCGGCCCGGGGTTCCGGGGACGTCGTTAGTGGCCGACCATCCCCAGATCTGAGACTTGATCGGTTCGACATTTGCGTTGTACCAGTCGATCCACCACTTGAGAACCGTCGCCGCATCACCGTCTCGGACGAGAACCGGCTTCCCTGCGTACCAGAGGGTTACGCACTGGTCACTGTTGCAGATACGCCAACCGTTCTCAGTGTGCGTGTTGCCGTTGTAGGTGCGAAATGTCATGACTACTCCTTGCGGATTGAAGCGAATTACTGACCTGTATCCCCGACATCCGTGCGGCGCGAAATATGCTGCACGGTAAGTCGGTTCAGTCCGGGACCGCCGATAGCACCGCGACCAGGAGCCATCTCTGTGATGAAAATCTGCACCTGGTATCCGGCGTCGGGGACGACGACCGATGTGATGTTCGTGGACGAGAAGATGTCTTTCGAGTTGAGGCGGGTTCGCTGGAACGAAAACGTGGAGCCGTCCGGTCGCAGCACACGGATCTCCCACTCGACCATGCCGTCCAAACTGGTCCAGTCGATCCAAAGCTGGCAGCGGATGTCCCACAACCCCCGGTCGTCGAGCACGATCCGGCCGCTGACCAATCTGCATCCCTGCATTGGACCGATCTGATTGGTGAACCCGACCTGACCTTTGTTGAAGATCCCCGCGACAGTGTTGGCGTACGCGGACCCGTAGTCGAGCAGCGGCGACAACAAATCAGTGCGGTTCTTCAACCCCAGCTGACCGTCATTGATGTCTTTCATCGGGCCCGGGCCGAATGAGCCGCCTCCGCGGATTGCTTTCGCGAGGTCATCGAGAAGTTGCCCTATATCGAGAAATCCTGCGAGCAGACGAGTGAACAGATTCCCTCGCACACCTTCAGCCACATCACGGATTTCGCGATTCCGACCACCACTGAAGTCGTATGGATCGACATTCTGGAGACTGTGAACAGTGCTCTTCGTGTACGCCTTCTGCGGAACATAGCCCTGGACGAGAGAGGGGTCTTTCGGAACGTCCCACGCCATCAGAGTTCGCCCTCCCCACGTACATGTGGGTCGGCCTGCTCGAGCATCTTGTCGGCGATCTTCTTCTGCTGAATCTGAAACTCCAACGCCGCCATCTGATCCGCGTTGTAATCGGAGATGTCGGCAACGAAGATCTGCTCGTCCGCTTCTTCCACCGGAACGGGATCCGGCGTTGCGACGGGAACCCACAACACGCGATCGGAACCTGTCGCTGTAAGACTCTCGCGATCAGGAACCGCCTTGTACAACGGCTCCTGTGGCGGCGAGCACCCAAGGTTGTCGAACACATGAATCGCCATGAGGTGCTCCACCTCCGGCAAACCCATATGCAAACCGGGAAGCCCCTCCCCCATCGGAATGTCCTTGAACAGGTCCGCAAGTGGATGCCGGTCCTTACGCGCCAACACGATCCCCGTCCGGCGATCCCGGATGATCCCGTCCTTGTCAGCCTTCGCCACAGCCACCCTCCTTACGGTAGTCACTGTTCACTGTATCTACCGATCCAAAACTCACGAAGAAACTCCCACTGCCTGAAGCATTGCCTTCAACCCTTCAACCTGCCGCGACAACATCGCCCCGGGTGTCTGCTCCTTCCGATCATCGCCAATCGCGATGTCGTACCGCGGATCCTGATCTCGGCTCCACGACAACTTCAGCCCGTACACATGGTCGATGTAGTACGTGCCGTGCTTACCGATCTCCACCGCGGTCCGGTCACCGAGATCGAAATGCTCGCCGACGCGCCACGGTGCGAAGTTGACCACCGACACCTTGTACGAGCGGTACGCCTTGGTCTTGTCGAAGCCCGCGCGGATAGCCATCAACGCCGACAAGGACGCACCGGTGCCGCCGGATGCTTCCCACCATTCGCCATAGCCCGGGCCGCGGATGCCCATCCTGTTCTGCCGCATCGGATTCGCCATCCGATGGAACGCGAGCACGACGTCTTCGATCACCGAATCGAAGATTCCCAGCGCGAGTCCGGCGTTGCCGAACATCGCCCCGATGTAGCCGAGGATCGCATTTGCGATGAGCTTCAGACCAGCGTTGACCCAGTCAGGTGAGTGACCACCTGTGACGATCGCACCAGCCAACGCCTTGTGCACTGTCGCCTGCCACTGTCCGATACCCGAGACGCCGGTGCGTTGCGCGTTGCGCCAGGTGACGAACGGGCGTTGCGGGTTCGTGCCCAGGTGCCCTGACAGTGAGTATTCGGGCGGGTTCGGTGCTCCGGTGACTTCGGTGACGACCTCGTTGATCAGGTCGTCGGCGATGTCGGTCACCAGGTGCAGCAGGCCGTCGAAGATGTTGCCGTTCTTGCCGCGGTACCCGGACTTGTCGACGACGTCGATGGTGAGCGTCGGCTCGGTCAGGATGAAGTGGTTCGGCGCAGGTTGCGGCATTCCCGGGAACCAGCGCTTCACGACGACCTGCAGGCCCGCGTCCGCGAGGACCGGTGCGATGACGTCGTGCAGGTTCCCGAACCTGGTGGTGATGACCTGCCACATCGATGTGTCGCCGAAGAAGTCGCCGGGAATGACGACGATCGGCCAGTTCGCGGGATTCAAGTTCGACGCCCACGACGACGGATCGAACAGATTCTCCGGCAGTCCCCACAATGGCCCGAAGCGGCGCAGCAGGTTCAGGAAGATCAGGGTCTTGATTCCGAAGATCGACGGGCCTGCGTACGCCCAGATCTTCGGGGCTTGCAGCTCCGCCGGCAACAGCGGATTTGAGTAGCAGGTGATCCGCTTGCAGTGCTGGTACTCGTGCTGGAACTTGACGTCGATGTACTCGAACCCCTTGTCGTCACCGCGGTTCGTGATCGACACGGCCTTGCCCGTCCACTCCTTGCCTGCCATCTGCACGCGAATGTGAAGGTCCTCGTCGTCGCCGAGTTCCTCGATGATCCACTCGCGGACTTTGTGATTGCCGAAGAGCGTGAGGTCACCTTCACCGGTGTCGTTCAGCTTCTCTTCGAAAGACGCGGTGACCTCGCCCATGATCGGGACGGGGTTGCGCCAATTGCGATCAAATAATGTGATCTTCGGCCTGGACCGCATGATCGAGATGCGTTCGATGGTTCGTTGCCGAATGGCCTTCCGAACTTCGTCCGGTGTCATCAACGTGGTGGGCATCAGCATCCGCCTTGATCACGGTAGGCGTAGTTGTCTCTGTGTACCGATATCGAGATCACAAAGCCTCGCCTCCGAAGTACCGGTCCCACTGCTGCACCGCGTACACGCTCAGTTGTGTCTGCGCGGTCCCGCCCTTCAGCGTCACCGGCAGCTCAGCGCCGACGGTGTGAGGTGGCAGCGCGTTGTTGAAGTCGCCCTGCAGATTCGCGACTTCCTGACTGTCGTCAAGCGTCTCGAGTGCAATCTGCATCGGGTTCGTCTGGACGTGGAACGACTTCCCCACCCCGAGCGGAGGCATCGGCACGTAGATGCGTTGACCGGCCGAGGTATGCCACTTCGGGTACACACCCAGCGCATCGGGCAACGTAAAGGTCGACATCGTGGTGAGTTCGTTCGAGGCGTACTCGAGCCAGCACTCCTGGTCTGCCATGTTGTCGATCACCAACGTCCGCTGGCTGATCCGGTTTGCGCCCGTACCGGCGCCTGTGTCGAAGGTGACGGTGTCCTGCAAGGTTCGCGAGTACCAGTACGGATCGCACGCCAGCAGCGTCAACGACCACTTGTACTTCGTCGTCAGACCCGGGCCGCGACTGAACAGATCCTTCGGGGTGCGCTCCAAACGGACGGTGATCTCTCGCCAGTCGTCCTCGCCAGGGCCGAAGTAGAAGCGCAACACGAAGTCTGGACGCTTCCCCTTCGGCGGTTTCATGATCTTCCACAGCAAGGTTTCGACCTGCACGAACTCTGCCCAGTTCCGGCCTTGTACGCCGATGTCGCAGTCGAGGATTCGTTCTTCCACGCGCGGATAGTCTGACGGTGTCGAACCGGGTTGATAGGCGGCGTTCTCCCGGATCTGGGTGATTGGGGTGTGGTAGAAACCCGAATACCCTTCGAGCAGTGAAATGCCTTGTCCCTCAAAGTTCGGTCCGAAGATCGGCACGGTGACGATGTCCTGCTCGAACGTCGGACTCGTGGGATCGAAGTCGCGCATGATCAACAGGACGGGATAGCCGCCGTTGAAGTCGGGGTCACAGTTGTTCATCAATAATCCATTCCCCTAGACCGGCGTCAGTGTCGCGAGACCCTGGCGGGCAGCGCGTTCCATCTCGGCGGCGAACTGTTGCGGTGTGCCGTTGTAGCCGTGGAATTCCTGCGTGATGTTGTAGGTGTCGCCTCCACCGCTGTTGGCGGCGCGCATCGCGTTCGCGGCGCCTGATCGACTGCCTCACCCCACCGACGTTCCAGCCCGAGCGGTGATGCGAACTCGCCGCCGATCTCCTTGAGCGCGTTGATCCCCCACGTGCGAATCTGTGGCCCGAAGTCCTGCCGCGCGAGCCACGCATTCGCGCCCTCAACGCCACCGCGAGCGACGGTGTCGTTGTAGTACGTGTCGTCGTATCCGGTGTTGTTCGGATCGAACGCCGTTGACGGACCCGACGCAGCAGCTGCGACATTCACCTCCGGCGCAGGAGCAGTCGCACCACTGGACACCGACGCCGCTGTCGCCGCGTTCGTCACTGCATCGCTCGTGATCTGGCGGAGCACGTCGATGAAGTCCGGGCGCTCGAGCACCGAGATCAGCCGCTCGAAATCAGCAGTCATCTCAGGCGAGAGGACACGCTCAGGCTGCAACGTGAACTTCGGCATCAGACCGATACCGTTCGCGATACCGCCCTGGTCGTAGCCGTGGCCCTGGCCCCACATCGCTCCGAGGTCGTCGCCGTACGCGTGCCGGTACCAGCGCAGCGCCGCGGACATCGAGGCGTCTGTTGGTGCGGTCGTTCGGCAGATTCGGGTTGCGGTGCGAGGCGAAGGTGCCCGGGATGACCTGGAGCAGGCCCACTGCTTCGTTGCCACCCGAGTTCACGTCTTGCACTTGCTGGATCGCATTCGGGTTACCACTGGACTCGGACATGATCTGCGCCAGCATCAGGTTCTGGTTCCGGATACCGGAATCGAAACCTTCACGCTCGAGCGCTTCGATGACCTTGCCGCGCCACTGCTCGACGCCGGCACCGAGATCCCACGGAGTCGTGCCCGCGTCGTCACTGGATCCGCTCAGCCCGACGAGACCAAGTGCTTTGCTGGTCACCGCATCCCGGATCGTGTCGATCATGACGTTCGGGATCTGCGCAAACCCCGACGGTCCGAAGTCAGGCAGTAGCGACTTCACCGCGTCGAACGGCTTCGCGATCATGTTCCGCGCCTGACCGGCAAGCGCGTTGCGGCCGAAGTTGACTGCGTCGCCGACCGCGTTCTTGACACGATCGAGGAACCCAGGCTCGGCAGGCGACGACGTTCCGTCACCATTCAGCATTCGATCAGTCGCGACGTGCAGGTGATGGCGATGCTCGAGCATCGTGCCCTCGCCGTACAGGCTCATGCCGTTGCCGACGTTCTGCCCGTCCTTGACGTTGTTGTTGAACGGCATGTGAATCAGCTCGCGGAGCGTCGAGCCGAAGTTCTCGTACCACCACTGGGAAGCCGACTTCATCTCTGGTGTGCCTTCGATACCACCGTTGGAGAAGTCCGCGGCCATACCTCGTGAGTGGTAGCCGTTGTCGGTGGTTCGATACCCGGAGGTCATGGTCAGCATCGGGTACTTTTCGGCCATGATCGACGTCAGGTTGTCGACAATGCCGCCCTGAGAGAAGTAGCCAGCCTGACGCCGAACACCTGCAATGCCCTGTGTGCGTGCGATCGCGTTCATCTCGTGCACGTAGTCCGGACCCATCGCGCGGGTCCACTCCGGACGCATGATCGCCTCACCACCGGACACGCCGATCGTGAACGGGTCACGGCCCGGGGTGTAGCCAGGCATGATCCCCGCGATACCGCCCTTGTAGAACTTCTGCTTCAGCTCTGGTCCGTCGCCCTTACCCGAACCGGATACTTCGATCCGATCGACACCATTCCAGTCCGGCAGGCCCGGCAGAATGCCCTTCAAACCGTCCCAGGCGCTTTTCAGTGCACCGTTGATGACGTGGTCGATGATCCAGTTGATCGGTCCTGCCGCAGCAGCTTTCAGTCCATCCCAAATCCCACCGAAATTAGTCGTGGTCTCTGAGACCCACTGAACTACCTTGTCGAGTCCCGGTTTCAGTCCAGGGAACAGTTTCTCGACGATATTGCCAATGACCTCACCAATCTTGGTGCGAAGCCCATCGAAGTTGAGCTTGCCGTCCTCGGTGGTGCCAAAGATGTTCTTCGCAAGATCAGACAGACTCGACTTGAAGGTTGTGAAATCGCCTGTGCCGAGAGAGATCAGAGCCTGAGCCGCGTTCGAACCGAAGGTGCCGAAGTTGCTGCTACCAACCTCCTGCGTCTCGATCGCCTTACGTTGCAATTCCTCGAGCTTCGCATCGAACGTGTCGACGTCCCCGAAGGTCTTCTCCCACTCCTCGCGTGTGTACTGCTTCTGGCCGCCAGAACGACCACCACCCGTATTCGGGCCAGGCACTGTGTCGGGAAGGAAAACCGTGCCGCCAGGTCCCCGTCCAGTCGGCTGCATCTCCGGCTTGAAATCTTCCTTCGGAGTTTCGTCGCTGCTGAAGATGCCTGTGAGCCAACCCCACGTGCGTTTGACGTTGTTGATGCCCATTTGCACTGCGCCACCACTTGCGCCCGGAACACCAGATGCCCGCAGGATCGACGAGTAACTCTGCCCCGACACCCCGCCGAGGCTGCGGAGTGCACCACCGACGTTCCCATCGGCAGCATTCGAAACAGCGCCTACAACGCCCGTGCTCGCACCATCGCTCGGGAGTGCTTTGTTGAGAAGGTCTGTGGTCTTCGCGACCAGAATCCCAGCTTCCTTCACCAGATTCAGGATGTCGGTGATCGTCTTTCGGACGTCTTCCCAGAAGTTCCGCATCTTCTCCTGTCCATCAGTTGACTTCATCCACTCTGCGAACTCACGGAGCGACTCCGTCATCGACTCGATCATCGACTTACCGGATTGCTCCGAAGTCTTGAAAAGTCCACCCAGAACGTCACCGACAGCGAGGAACAGGTCCTTGACTTGCTTCAGTGACTCGATCGACTTCTCCATGAAGTTCCGGATCTTGTTCTCGCCCTCTTCGGACTCGGTCCACTCCCGGAATTCCTGCATGGTTTCCGCAAACGAATTACTAAACCCGGGTAGGAATTCGGATCCGATTGCGGCGATGTTCGTCAGTGCGCCAGCGAGATCCGACAGCCCGTCGATGACTGGGCCGATGGAGGCCTTCGTGTTGTCGAGGATCGTTGTCCAGTCCAACTTCGCTGAGTCGGAAGACATGTCCTCGATCGCGCGACGGACGCCGCCATTGATTTCGGTAGCGATGCCACCCAATCCGGTCTTGAGGAGTGGTAGATAGTTGTTGGCGAGGTTGACGATTGAGTCACCCATCCCGGAAAACAGGTTGTCCTGGACCTCGAGGCGTAGTTCCTTCCACGCGTCGCTCAGGCCACGAACTTGCTCCACGAAGGCGCGGGCGTTCGGGGACAGGTTCGCGAGGGCGTCCGCGTATTCGTCGACGGCGTCAGCGTTCGACGTCATCGCCTCAGCTGCTGCATCCTGCGCGTCGGCGAGATTCTGCTGCGCGAGTGTTACCTGATCCTGCGCATCGACAACAGCCTTGTTCGCGTCGACGATGCCCTGATCCGCTTCCGCTACAGCTTCCTTCGCCGCGACGACCTGATCAGAGCCTTCGATGCCCTTCTCGTTCGCCTTGGCGGCATCCTTCGCGAGTTGCGTGTTCCGGCGCCCAACCTCTTCCTGCCGGCGCAGCGCCTTGTCGACACCGAGAGCAGCTTCCGACCGATCCAAAGCAGACGCTGCCGGATCCGCGAACGTCTTGTCGTACGCCTCCCTCGCCCGAGCGAGCGCCAACACCGCATCGCGTTCATCGATCGCGGTGCCCTTGAGCGCGAAATTCAGATCATCGATCGTCGCCTTCGCATCTTCACGAGCCCGGTTCAGGCTTTCCTGCGCCTTCTCCGCCTGCCGCTGCGACTGCGTGACACCACGCTCAGCCCGGTCCACACCGTCGAGCGCGCTCTCCACCCCACGCTCAGCCGACGCAACGGCCTTCGCAGCCTGCGCACGCTTCCGCGCATCCGCCTCCTGCTGCTTCGCCGCAGCCGCAGTGCCTTTCGCTGCGATCTCGGCAGCCTTCGACCCCTTCGAGAATGCGTCGAACACACCGGTGAACCCGATGACCATCGTCGCGATACCCGCCACCGCGGACGCCGCTACAGCTGGGAGCAGCGAAATGATCCCGGCGGCCTGCGCCAACTGCCCGAGCAACGGAACAAGGCTCAGCGCCGCCAACGCGAGCAACGCTACCTTCAACAGACCGGCAGGGCTGACCGACGACAACAGGTTGCGGCCCAAGTTCATTGCCGTCTCGGCGAGCCCACCGATAGCAGCCCGCGCAATCCGGGAGACCGAGTTCTGATCCTGCTGTGCACGACGCAGACGCTGATGCGCCTCAGCTTGGTCACCGATCGCTTGTGTGACTCTGGCTGTGTGCGAGCCGAGTTCGTTGTTCGCGCGCGTCAGCGCGGCGTGCGCCGCCAAACGCTGAGAAGTAGTGGAGTTCGCGCGGGTGTTCACCTCGTCGAGGCGCGCCTGCGCAACCCGGACACGGTCGATGGATTCGGATTGCCTTGTGCGTGCCGCAGACAGACGAGTCTCGAGCGCTGCGATCTGAGCTTCCGCGCTCGCAACCGACGAGCGGTCCATCTCGATCTGCATGCGGATCCGGCGAATCATTCCGCCGCGCAAGCCACCGTTGCGTCCACCTGAGCCTGGGCCGCCGCCTGGGCCGTTCGTGTCGCCGGTGGTGATGATGTTGACGGTCTGCGTCACCGGACGCGTCAGCGTGGCAATGCGGGCCAGGAAGTCAGCTTCGTTCGCGACCGCCAGGAACACCGGGGCTGTGATCCGCGCGACCCGCAGACGTTCCTCCAGTTCCTGCACGAAGGACTGGATGTTCTTGACCTCGGGTGTGACCTTCACCTTCGCGCCGGGAAGGTTCTTCGTCGCCTTCCGGACGTCGGCATGAAACTTCGCCGTGTCAGCGCGCATCACCACAGTCGCGGAGAACGACGCCCTGTTCAGGCGTTCCTGCGTCTCTCGACGAAACTCCGCCACATTGGCGCGGAAAGAAACCTTCGCCGCAAGACGAACTCGATCGAACTGCTTCTGCGCGGCTTTCGCTGCCTTCTCTGCGGCGACTCTGACGCGGGCTTCGAACTCGGTGCCGACGTTGCCCCAGTCGAGTTCCGCTGTGACTACAGCTTTTGCGTACGGGGCTGTCACGCCGGGGGCTCCTCGGGATCACACAAGAGGTGATGCCCGGCCCATAGCCAGCAGCAAAGTTCTATATGCAGGGTATCTGTACCCGGCGGGTTTAGCGGAAAGTCACCGCTGGTGTTGGTTCGCCAACTCGAGCGCAGCCATGAAATCGAAGCCCTCAGCCTCAACTGCTTCCGGGGCAATTTCCGCCCGTCGAGGATTGAGCGCGATGCGAGGCGGCTCCGTTGCCAGGTCGCGTTGAAGTTCCTCGGCCGCTTCCTTATTGCCTGATGCCCACTTTCGCAGAACAGCTTTCACGGTGTTCGTGGCTTGCGCCGGCGGCATCGACATCAGATCCACCCCGCGCATCGACAGCTCACCCTCGAGGTCGGACCAGTTCCCCATGGCTTTCCACCAGATTTCCTGCACTGTCCAGCGTGGCATCCAAAACCATTCCTGCACCAAGGCATCCGCTACACGGTGGACGAACTCGTTGCCGATCTTCGATTCGGGGTCGAGGATCTGCTCGAACAGCCATTGTTTGTCGTCGATGTCGCGGAGTGAGCCCATCACGACCTGGATAGGCGAGAACGAGATGATCATGTGTACAAGCGGGACGAGTGAAGGCCGGGTAACGTGCATGACCCGGCCGTCCACTGCCCACGCTGTCGGGTCAGAGACCCACGGTTCGGCCACTGACTATCGGCGCTGCTTAGTGGCGCGAGCTCGCGCGCGCCGCTGCTCCCGATTCGTCTCCGGAGTGAACCGCTCGATGATCGTGACCACGATTCGTTCGAGGAAGTCCTGATCGAACTTGTCACCGCGCGTGAACAATCGGCGATTGATGTACATGCGTGACGGCTCGTCGAAGATGTGGTTGATGAACGTCTGCAGCGATCGCGCCTTGTCTGCCGCAGTAGCGTCATCGGACATCATGCCGATGACCAGGTTCCACGCTGACGGATCCGGTTTGCGGGCTCTCAGCTCGAAACCATCGACGGTGAGGTATTCAACGTGACCGTCATCCTCGGGCAGGTCAGGGAGATTTTCCGTGCTGAATTGCAGCTCGGCCGGGATGGGGATGCCTTCGTCGTCGACAGTTTTCGGTGTGTCCAGGATTTCGTCTGGGGTCTCGATGATGTCGAGTACCTTCTCGACTTCCCTCGTGGTGGGGTTGCCGTCGGCCTGTGAAGGCTTGATAGCGGTTTTGCGTGCGCGTGGAGGCATTCGGGTTTCCTTAGCTGGTGACGGGGCGGACGGTGACGTTGGTGGTGCCGAGAACTGTTTTCAACGCTTCGGTGAGGAACGGATTCGGTGGGATGCCCTTGACGGACTTCGCGAACACGAACCCGCCTGGGCTGCGGGACATGCCGCGTGGCATCGGCCCGAAGATCTTGGGCGTCGGGAACTTCAACGCCTTCGCCGACACAGGGACGATCGGCTTCTTGTGCGGGCCGTAGATGCCGGTGCCTCGTGGATCCACTTCGCACGCTCGAGCGGGGAACCGACCCGCATCCGTGCAGTTCGGCCGACGAGGGTGACGTGATGAGTGATGGACGAACGGAGCTGCCCGGAGTCGACGGGGCAGTCAGCTCGCGCGTGGTTGACGACTTGCCGGCCGATGTCGTTCATCCGCGCCATGCCGTCGTGCGCGAGTCCTTGTTCCATCCGTTCCCGGTACATCACCACGTGGGCGGGCATCAGCTGCTCTTTCTCCGAGTGCGCGGGGGCTTCGGCGGTTCGTTGTCGAGTTCGGTGTTCAACTCGGCGAGAGTGTCAGCGGAGTCAGCGCGGGTCTCGTTCAGGTGTTCCTGCGCCGCTGCGGACTTCTGCTGAGCCTCGTCGAGGGCAAGTTCCGCACTACGCCGGTCCTCGGCGGACGATTCGATGTTCGAGTAGGCGGCAGTGAGTTGGGCTTCGGCCTGTTTAACCTCGACGGACCCGAGATGCGATGTGTCGGTGTACTCGTCGGGTGCAGCGTCGAGCTCGGTGAGTCCTCCATGTTGGATGAGGTTGTCGACGAACGGAGTGCGCTCGCACACGAACTCGGCGCCCTCCGCCCAATCGACTGTGGTCTGATTCGCACGAACATGCACAGTGGTCATGAACCAGATAATACGGCGGACACAGTGCAACTGTGGCTACCGATGATTAATCGATGCGAGGATCGCCGTCCAACGGCGCGAACACGGAATCGAATTCCGGGACCACCGCATCGCACGGACACCACAACTCCACACCAACAGTGACCGTCATCGAACCGCCATGGATACCACCCGACGGGCCCCGCGGAATCCACGGACCGCAGAAGAATTGAGTGCCACGATCGAACGCGCAGGACACTGCCCGCATCATCGCTCGTGCGTCATCGAGTGCGTCGCGTGCGAGCGAATCCAGTTCCTGCAATTGAGGCATCGAATTGTCTGACGTGCCGCGGTAACAACGAAACACCACCACCTCGAGGTCTGCCACGTACAGGACAGGTTGCGACGCGTCGATCTGTGCGGGATTCAGTGGCGCAGGAAACGCGACCGTCGGATAGATCTGTCCTGGCCGAACGAATGCCGTCTCACACCCGTACGCCGGCACCATGTCCCCGGGATGCACTGCCGCGTACTCGACCTGGCCGGCGCGCGTCGACTCGAGTCGCGATGTCAGTTCGTTCAGCAGTTGGGTGGCTTTGCCGTAGACGTCCATCAGCGGATCCTCGCCACTCGAGGCGAATCGGGCGAGTAGACCCGAGACCGAGACTTCAACTTATGCGGATTGGTCGCGGCGATCCATTGGTCCACCGACGAGACACCAGTCAAGCCCTGCTCGAACAGCACTGCCGCATCAACCAACTGGATATCCACGCCTTGACGGGACACATGCTGTGCCCGATCCGGAAGCTTGCACGTACCACCCTTGCGGGCCCGCAGAAACTCGACCGCAAGATCACCGGCCGCCAGCTGCCCGGCGAGCGGGACTTCGATGCCCTGTTTGTACGTCACCGTAAATGCACCTACCGCATCATCGGGGACGGTGAGGTTCTGATTCTGAGGCCACACCCCAACATTTGTGCGGATAAGCCAACGATTGTTGCGGATCAGGTACTCCGACGGGTCGAGGATCTCGCCGTCGATCATCACCTGCACGATCGAATGCACCGGGCCCGGTAATGCCACCTCGGACGGGTGATTACATCCGTCAGCGCAGCCGCACGAACCTGGCATCCACGAACCCGACACCAGCCTGGGAACCAGTCGGCGCCCGAACCTGACCGCCCGCGGTACGTCGAATAGTCCGTGGGACTGAAGCACGGCCGCACCGTCACCTCACACAATCCGAACACCCGACCAGTCAACGCCCACAAGATGTTCGTTGCCAACTCCGCCGCAACAGCTTTGCCATCTGGATCGGCGTCGGCCCATTCCCTTGCCGACGACTGCACCGGCCAAACACACGGTCCATTCATAGTTTCTCCATATCAGTAGATACGTTTAACTGTATCTACCGATATGGCCGATACCGTTTGATCGCTGTGAGTCATTTCTGTGCCGGGATCATGTCCCGCCTCAGCGCAGTCAGTCCGAGGCGGGACAAGTTAGCCCGATACTAAGATCTAGCAGGAACTACGTCATCGACTCCAACGGGCGCACCATTTTCTGTGGTGTAGTGCCCCTCGCCACACTCGAATACGTCGATCCGTTGAAGGGTGGCTGCACCCCTCGGCGTGTATCCGAACTTCTTGAGCGATAGCCCGTCCTGGCCAGTGCATGTCGCACATTTCAGTTTGTTCATGCGCGAGACTCTATGTGTCGACCTTGCGGTTGTCTGGAGATTTGACTGAATGTTTGCGGCCGCATGGGCTACGCCCTAAAGCCCCAGGGGGTGTCTTTCAGTTCATGGCTATCGCACACGTATGCCCCGATTTCCATGGATGCATTCGGCACGTGGATCTTCCCGCCATCGAAGCTCAAGCCCTCCCCGCTGACCTCAAGTAGTCGCGTTGCAGGCATCTTGCAGTTGGTCACGGCACAATCTCCCATTTTCGGATCCTCCAATCCAAATTGTTCTTCAGGTTGAGCGAGCTTTGGCTTCACACACCATGACTCACCGCCCAGGAGAAAGTCCACCGTTTGGTTATTCGGTTTGGCCAGCACCCAACGACCGAGTTGTAGTTCACGCGGCGCCTGACCACCCTTCGATCCTTCCCAGTGCGGGTCGGACTACATCGTCTGCTGAGCCCCACGCGCTCCCCGAAATGCAACCGGGGAGCGCGTGATTACCTGGTAAAAAACAGGCACACGGGACTTAAGGCGCTAGCGCAATCGCACCGGCCGTCGGCGCCGGGTAAATCACCGGAGTCGGCTCCATATGGATGTGCTGATCCGCCGCGATCGGGGTGAGAAGCGGACCGGCGAGCGGCGTCGTCGACGGAGACACCGGAGCATTGAGCACCACATCGTACGGACCTACGCCCCACGGCGAATTCGCTCGGTACGCGCCGTAATCGTGAAGTTCGCGAGCGCATTCTCGAAGGAGAAGTCACCCAGTCGACCGTCCTTGAGCCACGGCAACAGTGCGTACCCGTACAGCTTCCCGTCGGGACCACACGCGGTACCGGGAACATCGGACCACGTCTCGATGCCGAAGTTGGAGCGGATCGTCGCACCGATGCGGATACCTGTGGCATTGCCGGCATGGTCGAGGACGATCGGCTGACCGGTCACCATGTTGAACAGTTCGGGATCGACCTTCAGGAACGCGATTTCGACGTTCAGGTACTTCAGTTCGTCCTGCGCCTTGTCGACGAACGCGATCTTCCCGGCGGCGTTCTTGGGTGCGGTTTCCTCACCATCTTCGAACTGCGGCGAAACCTTGATGGAGATGTGGCCGTCGGACACGATGGTCGACTTGGGGCCGATGACGGGTGCGCCGCATGCATCGTTCTTGGTGGCGCGGACGACGTGGGAGCGGATGCTGGGCCAAACAGTGGTGGGCATAAGAGCCTCCGAGCAAGGATGGTGTGTGCCCGGCCCATAGCCAGCAGCTCTCTACAGGTGAGGATAGTCGTTGTCCGCCGGTGGGGGCGGGATGCGTGCGGGTTTGTTGGTCCAGCGGTCGGTTTGGGGTTTGGGGCCGGCGCAGGGTGGGGTGCGGACGGTTTCTCCGCATTGTCGGCAGTAGTGGGTGCGGTGGCGCCGTTGTGGGCGGTGGTGCAGGCGCAGACTTCCCAGCCGACGAGGCATGTGTTGGGTCCGAATGGGTGCCTGTTGGGGCATTGTTTCGGTGGCCGTTCGTAGCTGGGCATAACCAAATATTCGCACACGTGTTCGATGTTTGCTATCTTCATAAACATGGGGTCGGGAGGGTAAGGGAAGACCAACTCGGCCCCGCCAACCAATGTGTTTACGGCACCCGAAAAGCGGATATCATTTCGTTGCTGCGGCGATTCTGAGTGGTCAGTTCAGCCGCGCAAGGCCTGCCCTCCGGCTGTTCACTCGCCGGGGGTGGGCCCTCCCCCTCAACGTCGAGAACGGCACCCAATCCTCCTCCCGAGGTTGGGGCCACCTTCGTTCGTTTGGTGGATTTCTGTCCGATTTGCGTGTTTGCCTGATGCTTGCCGAATACGTTCGATGAGTCGGATTCAATCGAGGGGTCGGATCCGGCAAGTGGTTGGTCATTTCGCGTTGTGTGCTCAACGCGGATGGCGTTCGACGGGACCCGGCCACACCTGGCCAGGCCGGTCCCCACGCAAACAACATCATTCCGACAGTCCGAGGTCCTTCCCACCGCGCCTACAGTCCGCCCCGCGGGGTCGGAGGGTAAGGGAAGACCAGCTCGGCCGCGCTCAGACATGCACCGGATCGCGCGCCGAAGTAGCCTTGCGCGGTGCGCGTTGCACCCCCCTGCGACGCGTACCCGGCCCGCTCGACGAGTCCCCCCGATTAGTCCGAGCGGGCCACCTATGTTTGCGAAGTGAACACGCGGGGCAATAGAGGTCTGGTCCGCCGGAATGAACCCCCACCTGTTCCCCGGCGGACCACAGACTGCGTGTCGAACTTTCATCGGTCCCGACACGCACGGTCCGCCGACTGGATGTTCACACCTGACGTCGGCGGACCACCCACACCGCGCGCCCGTCCCCGACAGTTCGAGTGCGCCGCCCACCGAGCTGCGGTCACACTCCGCTTCGGTGCGCCTGGAGCGGAAACACCGAGGACTGTGTGTCGGCTGAATGCGCCCGGTCGGGAACACATGCCCCCAACCGGGCCGGCCTGGCAGCCGGGAACCGGTTTGTGCCACCTGTCAGGTTCGTGTGGGCTAAATTCGTCGGATGCCTAGCACCCCGCGCCCCCCGATCGACAGCGAGATGAAGCGTGAGATCCGCCAACGGTGCAAATTCGGATGCGTGATGTGCGGGTCGCCCGTCTTCGACTACGAGCACATGACGGGTTACACAATTACAGGTCATGTCGCGGATGACATCACCTTGCTTTGCCCGATGCACCATCGAGAAAAGACGGCCGGTCGTCTCCCGACCGCGATCGTCCGCAGGGCAAACGACGTGCCTCACAACCAGGATCGAAAGCGCGGGACAAAGCATCCTACTTACTTCGACGGCGAGATTCTGAACGTCGAGTTGGGGAATGTGTGGTACTCGTGTGCAGCTCCAGAGGGAGGAACGGTCGCGGCTGTGATCATCGACGGCGAGCCGATAGTGAGTGTGCGTCGTGAGGACGATGCCCTGCTGCTGTCCGCTGTCTTACGCGACGAGAACAACCGCCCGATGGTGGCGATTAAGGACGGGCAGCTCATGCATTCTCTGGAGCACTGGGACGTCGAGTACGTGGGACAGTCGCTCACCGTCCGTCGAGCCCAATGCGATCCGAGCCTAAGGATCCGATTCGATTCGGATTGTTTCGTCATCGAACGCGCATCCATCTGGTGCCGCGGTGTCAATCTCACAATCGGCACTGCCGCGAAATTGGGTGGCATCCGCGTGGAGAACACGGGAAACGAGATTGCCGACCTCACGATGCAGAACGCCCGAACGGGCATTCGGATCGGAGACGGGGTTTCCCCGAATGTACTGCGGGATTGCGTGTTCGCGATGGAAGTTGATCGCCGCTGGCACGGCGGATGGACGGGCAACGGAGACTTCTATCGTGCGACTAGTAGAAGCTGACCACGAGGTCAGAATGACGGGGCATGGGATCGAATCCATACCTAAGCGATCGGCGCTGCTGCCGCGGTAGTTGTCGAGAATCGGCGGCTCGCTGGTTGTTCGGCGTTGACTGCCGCGTAGTTACCTGGATCGCGCGCCTTCTGCATCGCGACACCGAGAGTCAATTTGTCGGCGATGGTGTACGAGAAAACAGACTCGACATCGCCACCCCACGCGATATCTGCGACCCCTGTTCCGGAACTGACCGCGTACCGCAAGATCAGGCAATTCGGCACGGTCGTTGTCACCGCCGGAGTCGGCCAGGTGAGTCCGGTGCCTTCGGACTTCGCGGAAGAGTTCGGAATCGGGATAACCCTCGGAAGCACTGCCACAAAGACGATGAACTCACTGTCGTATCCAGCCGTCGCCCACGACACGGCATCTGAATCGCCTGATTGCTTGGCTCGCCCGAAGACGAACAGATTGTTGTTGGACCAGCTGCCGTTGTCTTGAATTGTGACCCACCCGGTAGGCGGTCGAGTTGTGACATAGGCGCGGATCGAAGCGACCGCTGCGATCCGTATGTCACCCACTTCGGCCGGTGGCAGGTTGAAGGTCAGCGTGGAGCCAGTGGTTTTGAAGTGATACACCGTGGCCGATATCTGCGGTACGAGATCGACTGCCCCCGAGTTGAACCAGTACATCGACATGTCAGGCCCTCGTCATCGACAAGATGATCGAAGCTCGCTTGCCGGGCGTCGTTCCGACAGAGGTCTGACTGAACGTCAGGACGTCGCCGGCCGCGAATGCGAATGTTCCTGTCGCAGAACCTGTGCGCGTGCCGGCCGCAATGCTCACGTTCGCGCTGGCGACGTCGACCGCGTTCCTCTGCATCTGAATCACAGTCGAAGCACCCGATGCGTCCGCCGTGCCCAACTGCACCTTGAACCCGGTCACGGTGACCGGGTAGGTGAACTCCCATCCATCAGGCGCGAATCCATCACCCACGCCGACCTTGCGGGTGTCCGACCAAAGTCCGAATCGGAGAGTGTCTTGCTTCGCGGCCGGGGCCATCGTCGCGATTGTCACCGACCAGGCGATGGACTGCGCGTGTCAGAAGGCGCGTCGACGCCCAGTGCCAGTCGGCCCGCAGCGGCATCGGCCGCCTTCATCAATGCGCGTCCGACGACAGTCGAGTCGGTGATGTCGACGGCCTGGGTTGTGACCGCGCCCTGACGTCCATTGACCGACGAAACTGGTGAAGCCGGGTAAGTGTTCTCGCGCCAGCTCGACAGTTGAGTTGGGTCGTTGCCGATGATCTGAAAGTCGGAACCTCGGTCAGACCGCGTGCACCAGTCGCCCTTTTGCCCGACCAAGGCGAGCATCGCTGACTGTGTTGACACGGCGCCGAGAAAGTCCCGGATCGCCACTGCAGGGATCTGCGACTGAACAAGAACCCCGCTGCTGTCGAGGTCGGCCTTGGTCGCGAGCTTCGCAGTCAGTCCGGTGACCTCAGCCTCGGCGTGAACGTGCGCCGTAGGCGTTCGCGCATCGATCAGGCGTGGGTCGTCCCCTTGCACCGACCCGTCGGCCTTGTTGAGCGAGTCCTGCACTGCGGGCGATGTCTTCGCCTTCGTGACGGCCTCGTCGGCGAGTTTCGGTGTAGTGACCGCGTTGTCGAGCACAGAACCCGCAACGATGCCGTCTGCGGCGTCCTCAGCCGCTGCGCCTGCAGCGTCGCATCCGTCACCGCCTGCTGCGAGAGTTCCCTCTCCTCCACGAACTGAGTGCCGTACTGCTCCAGTGTCTGGTCGACGAGGCTGACAGTGTTCTCGATGCTGCTCTTCGTCTGGTGAACATCGGTCTGGATCTGTTCGACATCGGTCTTCGCTGCAACCACGACATCGTGTGCAGTCGTGACGGTCTGGCGGTCGGTCGCGACTGTGGAAGCCGCCGACTCCACTGCCAGCCGATCCTCGGCCACCTGTGCGGCATCCTCGGCGACGTCCTGGATTCCGGCAGCGATCTGCTCAGATCGTTCAGCGGCAGACTCGGCGGCGACCTTGTGCTGGCCTGCGGCGGTCTCGGATTGGCTGGCTGCAGTAGCGCTGTCCGAGGCGCTGCTCGCGTGGCCGCCTGCCGCCATCTCGTGCTGGCCCGCAAGGTTCGCGGAGTCACCGGCGGCATCGGCAGCCGTTTCCGCATGCTCGCGCGATGTGCCCGCGTTGGCGGCGAAACCCTCAGCCGCGTCGCGAGCGGCCTCTGCTGCCGCCCGATCCTGCGCGATCTGCTCAAGATCCTCACCGATACCGGCGACACCCTCGGCCGCTGCGACAGCGATATCGCGCGCTTCCTTCGTATCCTCCAGATACTGCTTCACCAGCGAGACAACCGGAGGGTCGGGGATCTCGTACATTTCGATCAGATCCCACAACCGGGCATCAGTCGCCGGAATGATGATCTTGTACGTCGGACCGTGCGGCCCAATCCGCACTGTCGCCTCACCCGGATCCAGGTTCGGTGACGTCAGTTTTCCTGCCACGAGACGGCATTTCACCTCGACCGGCACCACAACCCATGTACCGGCTGCGTTCTCGCGACGCCGCGGGACCGTGAAGTACACGAACGCCAAATCCGCCGGGAACGGAGCAACACCATCCAACCGGCGGAAGTCCTCAGTAATCACGCTCATTGTCAGAAATCCCCTGCCTGCTGGCGTTGCCGCATGAATGCGAGAAACGAAATGTGCTCCGGCGGCGGGAACTCCCAGCCCCGCTCCGCGCCATGAAGGGCGATGTCGCGATGCCAGTTCGCGTCGTACTGCAAGTAGTCGTCGTACATCGCGACCTTCTCGGTCATCGACTCCACTCGCGGCGCGAGGTTGTCGACCTGCCGGCGAAGATCCGCGAGATCCGCTGCCTCGACAAACCGGCGACGTTCAGCCTTCGAACGCCAACGTCTTCCCAACGGCCCCAGCACTTTCGCCCACGATTCCGACGCCTCCGACAGAAGCTGTCCTACATATCTGATGACGATCGCCACCAGCATTACCAACAACAACCAGGGGTGACCCTGCAAGAGCGCGGCAACATCATCGGGCACGTGTCCGCCTCCAACCATCTATTGACGCGTCTGCCAAAACCAGGTGCACCGCCGCGGCGCCGAGAACCCATCCGACAGCAGTTCGCCAGCCGTACAGGAAGTCTCGGTCGGCGAGTTCGGCGAGCGCGCCGATACCGAACACGAGGTACAGGCCGAACAGCACCCCGTGCGCCAACGCCGTCATAGGGATGCGGGGTACGAATATGCCGAGTAGTCCGACGGCTCCTGCGGTGAGGAAGATCCATCCCCACACATCGAACGGGAGCGCAGCCTCGATCACCGACAGCGAATCCGGCGTGAGGTCAGCTGGGAGTCGGATGTAGTCGAGACCGCGCGCGACTGCGACAACGAGAGCACCCAACTGCAGGAGTTCTGCAGGCAGGGAGGTGATCTCGATGCGCAGTCGACGCAGGGTCAATGTCATTACTGGCCGCCGGTGTGTGCGTCCCAGAGTGCGATCAGTTCATTGCGCTCGAGCTTTGGATCGAACTCGAATTTCTGATCGGTGAGGAACTTCTTCCAGGCTTCTTCTCCGGAACCTTTGCCACTACGAGGCGGCTCTTCCACGGTTTCGGGCTCAGACTCGGACTCGGGAAGTGGTTCCGGGTCGTCGTCGTACTCGCCGAAGCCGGCTTTGGTGGCGAGTTCGTCGGACACAACGAAGGCCAGTCGCGGACCGGAGGTGTCGGTGCGGACCTCGTCAGGCGAATCAGCCGCTTCGAGAAGGGCACGAGCGATGTCCTGGACCTGGTCAGGTGAGGTGGGGATGATCGAAGGCATAACAGTGCTCCTAGCTGCTGGTGAGGTTGACGAGGACAGCGGCTTGGACCGCTTCCCAGGACACGACGTACGTTCGTTCAGCGATCGCCTGTATCTCGTTGGTGGCGAAGTTGAATACCTCCGCGAATGATGTCGGCCGCTGCTTGACATCACTTCGCCGGACTTGCACAGGACCGGTGGCGACAAGCCAGGCAGTATCGACAGCAGCGGGATCGCCTTCGACATCGGTGTTCGGGTAATTGCCGAACGACCAGCGCGTACCGAGCACAGTCACCTTGCGGCCCGCTTCGACGTCGACCTGCCGGCGCTCAGCCGCGAACATCGCGACATGACGCGGTGCATGGATGACACCGACACCGCCGTACTGTTCGGTGAGATGATCCTCGAGCAGACCGATACCCTTCACCAGCGGCACAGCAGTGCTGGTGAGGATGTCGGTTTCGGCGTTCATCAACGGCAGCGCCTTCTCGACAGCAGCCCATTCGCCACCAGTGAGGGCTTTGCGGGCGCGATCCAGCATTTCGGATTCGTCGACACCGACAGCGCGGCAGGTGAATCCGTTGTACACGATGATCGGACCCGCCTCGATGACCTCGATGCCGTCAACGACCGTGCGGGTTTGTGGGTCTTCGCATTCCGTGGGTGCCAACTTCGCAGGCCCGGACGGATTGCTTTCGAACTGAATGCCGTTGACGAATCGGGGGTCCTCGGGAACCACCAAATCCGCGGCCGAGACCAGTCCGAATCGAGTTGGTGTGAGCGTCGGCGCTGCGACGTATAGAGCCGGTGCGACAGCCACCGTAGCCTCCAGAAGATTGTGGGGTCAGTGGAACACCACCGGGCACACCGCAAGTGAATGCAGGTGTGCCCGGTGATGGACTACGGGGTGGTGACGACGATCTTGCCCTGTGCATCGAGCTCGCGTGCAGCGCCGACGGCACCGTTCACTGCGAGAGGGACACGGACCAAGCGGGACTTCCAACGCCGCTTGATGACGAGCAGCTTCTCCTCGACGAAGAGACGGTGGAAGTCGTTCTGCTTCAGCGAGGTGGGGTCGTAGATCGCGTCGACCGAAATGACCTCGCCACGTGCACGAACGAACGTGCCTGCCTTGTAGATCATGATGTCGACTGTGGTGGGCCACGCCGTGATTGCAGTTGCGGCACCGAACCCGCCAGCCACACCGGAGAACGCGTCCTGCCAGTCGTAGACCCAACGAGGTACAGCCTTGCGGGCCTTGAACCAGGCGTCGATCTTCTGATCGGTGACCTCGAGGGCTTCCGTGACGTTGGAGCCGTTACGCACCGACTGATCGGCGCGGACGAGTTCCTTGAGCCAGAGCGGCAGAACGATTTCGAGTTCCGCCTCGGGAGACATGCGATTTGCGTAGCGGTAGTCCACGATCTGGATACCGACCGCGTTGAGTACCGACGTAGTGGCAGAAGGACCGAGGTCCAGTGCAATTGCGGTACCCGACTCTGCGACCATCCGGTTGAGGGAGCGAGTGTTCACGCGATGCTGATGTGCGATCAGCGCGTGCTCGACAGCTTCCTGTGTCAGCTCCGGGTATGCATCGTTCTGCAAGATCCCGGCGACGATACCGAGGCCCGCGGCTTCGGCACGCTTGTCGGTGAACTCGGGGCACGGGACGCGGTAGAACGGCTTTTCCGTTCCTGCGATTGTCGCGCCGGTCGGGCTGGTGAAACCGGACCCTGCCGCTGCCTGCGCCTCCGTCTGGATGAACCCGATCTTCGAATCGCCATAGATCGCGGCGTAATCGGGGCCTTCGGTGAATCGGAGGCCACCACGCGCTGCCTTCACCTCAGGCAGGTCGACCAGGCCGGCGTTGGCATCGGCGAGGATCCCACCGAGTTCGTACAGCGTTTCCGATGGTGCGCACCAACCGCCTGCTGCGACAAGCGAGCCGCCAGCGAGACGGCCCACGTCGGCGGCGTGATCGATGACGTCCTGATCGTTACGGCCGTCGCAGTCAGTTCCTCGTCGAACGGGACGTGGATCCGGGCCACGGATGCACTGTTGCGGCTACCGGATGCCGACAGGGACTGCAGCTTCACGTTCGCAGCGTCGGCGAGTTCCCTGGTGGACAGCCCTTGCCCTGGTGCGAACCCTGCAACGTCAGCCGAGGCGAGGATCGTCGCGCGCGGGGTTGTGTCGACGTTGTTCTCGGCGGGCATCGTGACCGGCTTTCGTTCGATCTGGGAGAGACGGACACGACGAACGGGCTTCGCAGCAGATGCGGCGACAGCCTCCGGGACAGCGGTTTCAGCGGCAGCGGCGGCATCCACATTCGCGTCAGCCCCAGCAGCGTCCACTGCAACAGCCTCAGCTTCGGCGACAACCTCGGCTTCAGCAGTAGCGTCGGCGTCCGCGTTGTCCTCACCCTCGGCTTCAGAACCTGTTGCGGCTTTGACGCGCTCAGAAAGAGCAGCGAGCTTCGCGCGCTTTTCCTCACCTGCCGCGTCGATGCGTTCCTGCTCGACCTTGACGCCGTCGATCACGTCGGCGAGAGCTTCGACAGCGGCGAGAGAGTCGTCGGAATCGGCACCGGCAGCACTGATTTCGGTGAACGACTGAACTGCCTCTGCCTGCAGAGCGGCTACATCTGCGTCGGGGTGCGCGGCGAGATACTCGGCCACAGCCTTCGCCGGGTCGGCGGGCGGCTTACCGTCCTCGCCCTGCGCCGCGTTGATCAGATCCTGAAGAGTGATGGGGTCCACCGGGGGCCTCCTGCGTGAAACTCGCATTTGGTGCCCGGCCCATAGCCAGCGGCGATCTACGCACACTCTATCCCGTGTGCTGGGGATGAGTGGTGAAGCTAGGTGTCAGCGCTCAATTTTGGTGTAGGTGGCGCCTGGCTGGGATGCGGCTGCTTTAGCCTCAGCCTCTGTCGCATAGCGCTTCACAGTTCCGTCAGATCGGCGAACCTGATGAACCGTTCGCTTCGCTCCCCCACCACAATTGCAGCCCATGTTGGCCTCCTGAATCACATACCCGGCGACAAATACACCGGCTACCAACAGGATAGGACGTGCACACTCAGATGCTTTTCGCGTCAATCCGATCCAAGACAGTGTCGAGTTCAGCATCGACACCGAGGTCCTTCTTCACGACGGCCTTGATTGCCTCAGCCCAGCGCAGCAGTTCAGCCTCGGGCCTGTGGTGAAGGTCGACTGCCATCACGTATCCGGGATAGTCCGCAGCCGTGTCGTCGACTCCCCACGCGGAGTAGTCAGAAGGAAGCAGAGGTTCAACGAGATCGCGAACGGTGTCCTTGTCGGCACCCGCCGCCACGTACACCGAGATCTCTGTCATAGCGACCATGATACAACGACACTCCCTGTTCCCGACCCGGAATTATCTGGACCTCCACGAATGCAGATTTCTTGAAGATTCACTCCCCGCATCCGCACTGACGAACGCACAGCCTTTTCGAGCACCTCTCGTGAGAGCCCCGACTCCGAAGCATCAATGAATATTCGGTCGGATTGGTCGGTGCCACGACGAATTGCCTTCTCGATGGCGTTCGAATTGTTGTCATCATTCTTCGAAACGGTCTTTATTTCTACTGTCACATCATCAGTGATGAACAAGGCGTCTGCGACTTTTCCGAACTTTCCGTCTGCGGTGGAGACGGACGTGACGTCGATCCCTTGATTCCTCAGCCAGTCGGCCGCGGCGCGCTCCTCATCAGAGAAGTGCATGTCTTTGTCGTCATCCGGAGCGACTAATCCCAGTGACCGGAGCTCATCGGGGGTCTTGCGGTTTCGATCGGAAGGCCGCCCGCCAGGAGTGACGTCGTCGATCACAATCCCTTCGGGAAGTACGCGCTGCCGCTCGACGGCTCAGGAGCGTGTTCGGCATCGCCGCCACCAGGGTCGGAACTTCCTCCATTGCCCGGTGCGGAGGGCAGTCTGCCTCGTCCCCTGATGACCGACTCGATGGGTTGCCCGTACCTTCTCTCGCCGTCTGGTGTTCGGACGCGGCGTTCCTTCCCGAGGCGTTCTACTCGTCGAGTAGCTGCTGCCAGGCGCGCCGACCGGACACGTTGGGCAGCCGTCTGGCTACGGCTCTTTCGAAGCGCAGTCGCACGGACTTGCGTGATGTCGATGGATTTCTTCGTTTCTGTTGGACGGTCATGTCGCTTTCGTGTGGGAGGGATGCCGGCGGCTATGAGGGATCGCATGCCTGAGGCGGCGAGTGCGCGGGTGCGCGGGACGGGGAATCCGGGGACGTTGACGGCGAGGACTGCGACCAGTTCGAGTTTGTTGGATCCTCGTTGGATGCTGCGCCAGTCTCCGGATACTCCGGATCGGCGGAGTTCGTCGATGCGGGCGTCGTCGATTCCGGGGAGGATGCGGCCCGAAAGCCATGGCCCCCAGAGTCCGTCGGTGCATCGGACGACGGCGACTGCGGTACCGGTGTTGTCGTAGTGCTCGGCAGCGGCGCGGGCTGCTTGCCGCATTCCGGCGTGTCCAGTTCCGAGGGTGAGCTTTCCGACGGGAAGTGGTCCATCAGTGGTGGAGATTTCGCCTTGATGGAAGTAGGCGTATCCGGTTGCGCTGGTGGGTGGGCTGACGCAGACGTCGGCAAATCCGATGTGGCAGGAATCAGCTTGGGCGAGGTGCCCGTAGACGCGGCCGTCGTCGGTGACTGTGAGCGCGGTGAGCTCGTCGGGTTCGGGCATCGTGAAGTCGGCGGTGTCGTAGACGACGGAGCTGGCAACGAGCCCCGCTGTGACTGGCTCGAGTGGGATGTCGCGGACATCGGTGTCGGCGAACGACAGGCGGATCCGGTCGAAACGAATCGGCCCGACTTCGGCCAGTTTGCTGACGTCGAGCCCATACCCTGCTGTGATGTGAGGCAGGAAGGTGTCGTACGGCTCCGGGATCGGCGGTAGGTCGACGTTGTCGGCGACGGCGCCGTACGTGCACGATTGCGTTGCGCTGAGCCCGCGCGCCTCGACGAGATACACGGCGCATGGCTCATCTCCTGCGGGGTTGAACTGCGCGTGCCCCATGACAGTTCCGGACAGAGGACTCGTGAAGTCGAGGACTCGGACTGATTGCTCGAGCGCGTCCCGCTGCTCCGGAGACCAATTCGCGGCGTCGCCGAGGAACACCAATGTGGTGTGCAGGACGTCGGCTGGTTCGTAGTCGTCGATCGCGAGCCGTGCGCAATCCTCGGCCGACGGGACGAGTGCGATCATCGCTCCCGAGTGTTTCGCGGCTGATGCAGCGAGAGCCTCCACTGCACTGCTTGTTCCGAAACCGAACTCTTCGCCGTACACCGGCTCGATCCGGGATGTTTCGAAGGCGGGTGAAGAGACGCCGGTAACGCCCATCAACTTCCACTCGTGCACTCGGAGTAGTTGGCCGGCGACGTCCGGCTCGTCACCGGTGCCTTCATCGAATGCTGCGTACGCTGCTGCGAGTTCGTTTGGCTCCCACTCCGATTTGTCTGACCGCAGGGGGATTTCTTCGAGTGAGATGTCGGACAGGTCGGCGGATACCCAGCCTGCGAACCCGTTGCCAAGTTTGCGGGCGTACGCGGCGCCGAACTCGTCTTCTAGGTCCAACGGCCCTTCAGCCCACAGATGCCCATCCTGGACCCAGGCTCGCGTGACGAGCCCGACGACGCGGGAACCCTCATGGTTGTCCCACATTTCGTCCTGCGCGGAGAGAGCGACTGGCAGCGGCCGGATCGCAGGTTCCGCGCCGTCGGCGAGCATGAACTGCCGCATGTCACCTGACGGTGTGTTCAACGGCAGCACGGGCCCGCGCCATCCGGTGGGCAGCGGCTTGTCCCCCGCAGGGTAGTTGGTGCAGTCATCCTAAGCTCCTCTGAACGGTAGACAGAGATAACTGTATCTACCGAAGTTCTAATCAAAGGGCTACGGCAACGGCCCGAAGGTGGGTTCAGTCAGTCAAGACGTCGCCGAAACCTCGGCGATTGAGGTTGCGCACCAACCCGGGCGTCGGCTCATTCGTCTTGAGCCACTCGCGAATACCAGCGATCTGCGCGTCGCGATCAACGAGTGTGAGACCGAGCTTGTGCAGGAGAAGGCCGGCCGTTGACGGCGGCGGCATCGGCGATCCGATGGGCAGGAAGGCACTGTCGTCGTAGAACCGTTCGTTGATTTCCATGCTCAGATCACCTCCGCCTGCACTGTGGGGACATTTCCACTGTAGTTGACACCGACGATTAGCAGCGACATTGTCACGTCCATCAACAGTTCCCTTTGGTCCGCCATCGCTGGATCTCCTGCGCCGGCAATCCAGAATGCGGGTGTGCCGGCGCGGACGGTGAGTTCGAACAGTACCGGTCCGCCGCCGACGAATGGTCGGGTGAAGCCGCTGGTCGCCTGCTCGCGCGAGGTGGACGCCGCGAGGAATCCCGGTGTCGGGATGGTTTGTCCGATGTACCGTTCGAGGTCGGAGTTGGTTCGCCGGATGAGGGTGCTGACGTTTCGGATTCCGCGGTAGAGGACGACGTCCGATTGCACTGCGTTGCCGGAGATCAGTGGCAGCAGCGCGTCGATGACGTCCTGAGCTTCCTCGTCCTCGGCTTCGTTGCGCACAACGTCTTGCATTCGGCGATAGAACCGGTCCATTCCTTGCCAGCGGCGCACTGCCGCGCGTTCCTCGTCGCTGAGTTGGTTGATCGGTTGGGCGAAGTCTTGGTCGAACTGTTCGGCGAGGGCTTCCGCGTCCTCGGGAGTCGGGCCACCAGTGGCTCGTTCGACTACTTCGGGTGCGGATTCTTCTTCGACGTCAGGGATGTCGGCAGGATGAGGGTCCGGCTGATCGTCGTCAGGTTCGGTTTCGTTGTCGCTGTCGTCGGTTGGATCTCCTTCGTCTGCAGGGTGATCTGGTAGCTCTTCGTCGTCAGTGTCCAGGTCCGGTTCTTCGTCTGCCACGTGAAGTTCATCATCGGGAATGTCGTCCTCGAGGTCGGGGAGGTCGTCGTGTGGGGTGGTGAATGGTTCGTCCTCTGGTTCAAGCAGGTCGGGGATTTCGCGAACCTCGTCGTCGACGTTCACGGTGTCTTGCACTTCTGGTTCCGTGCGTTCGATGGGGTCGAGTACTTCGCCGCGGCGTTCGCGGTTCAGTCGGTCGATCGCGGTGGCGGCGTCGGCTTCGTCGTCGGGGCCGAGTCGGGCGCCCATTGGCGAGACTCCGCGGCCACCCCACAGGCCTTGCAGTTCTGCCTGCATCTCGCTGTAGGTGAGGATCCGCATGGTGCAGCGGCAGTTGATGACTTCGTGTGCGGGGCCACCGGGGAATGCGGGATGCGGCAGTAGTGCGACGCCGACGCGGAACGGTTCGGCCAGTTTCACGATCTGCCCGTCGGCGACGTTGTGGGATGCCCGAGTGCGCTCATCGGAGGTGGACAGCCACGCCTTGTACATCTCCTCACCGGTAGCTTCGGCGGTCGCTTGAGCTGACGCCAACGATCCGCCCTCGACGGCGCCTGAATCTCGGTGCGAGCGATACGGCGCGCCAACCACTTCCACTGCTGCTGCGACTCGTCGTGCTGATTCCACAGGCGCCGGCGCTTCCCACGCAGGAATGGCAGTTCGTCGCGATCTGTTGCGGAGTCGGCGATTTGTGCGTCGATGGCGGAGATGTCGGCGCGGATGCGGCGTGATGGTGCGTCGATGTCGAGGATGCGTCCGATGCGGTCGGTGATTTGTTCGATCGATTCGTTCTGCTGCATGGCCTCCAACAGTTCGGGGCGGAGTTCTTCGAATGCTCCTTCGGGCCAGATTTTCAGGCGGTCGTGGACGGTGGCCATGTGGTGTTCTTGGAAGTGGACGGGTGAGATGTCGGCTGCGCGGGACTGCGCGGCGAATGCTTCACCGAATGCTTCGGCGATGGCGGGTTCGACATGGTTCTCGAGTGCTCTCGCCCAGGCGGCGAATGATGCTTGCGCGGCGTCGATCTCGGGGATCGGATCAGGGTTGCCAGCATCTGCGAGAAGCGCATCGTCTCCCGCGAGAGCAGCCACAAGCTCCTCGACGAATGCCTGGTCGGCGGCAGGGTCCTCGACGTGGGGCGGAAGCGTCTCCGGGATCAACAGGAGTCCCGAGCTGGCTGTCAGAGCGGGTACGGGTTGTCCGAGGATGAGTTGACGGGTGGTGTCGAGCCAGATGGTCATCGCGGTGATGACAGCCTGGTAGATGTTGCGTTCGCCGCGGCGGATTCGTGCGTCCGCTCGCATCCGCTCCGACAACCACGGATCCTGCCTGGCCATCAGAACACCCAGAACTCGAGCAGCGCCCACACAATCCGAACGAACTCCAGGACGCTACTCATGTGCGACTGCCAGGACTCGTTCCAGATCCGCTCGCGTGTGCGGGCGACGGGTCACGATCAGCTCCCGCACATACCAGTCGCACAGCTCCCGCAGCTTCGTCGACTCCGGCAGCACGATCGTCATGTGATCCCACGCGCCGACGAGGAGTTTGTCGCAATCCTCGTGCGTGGATGCGATTCTCAACCGGGTGTGCAGCAGGTGAGCAGGCACTGTCGGTGAGGAGGTGCGGTCCCACCGGCGTAGCGACTTCTTCCCCGCCACCTCGAGCGCGCGGAGTACCGCGATTTCACAGGCCAGGGTTTCGGCTTGGAATGATGCCACGGTCATTCGCCTGGTCCTGTCTCGACGTTGTCGTCTGGTTGTTCGGTGGGTTTCTCTGGGATGGTCTGCTCGGCTTTCGGTTCGGGCGGCGGTTCTGGGACGGTCGCGCCGGCATTCTCGGGTGCTTGTGCGGGCTCGACGAGGCCGAGGTCGATACCCAACTCGGGGAGGATCTTCGCTGCGAGTGTCGTGTCGGCGAGTACCAGCTTTGTGAGCAGTCGACGTCGGGTCTCCTCCGGTGTCGGTGCGTCTTTCTCGCTGAATCCGTTCTCCCGCAGCATCGCCGCATCGGACAGCACTTCCTTGGCGTGCAGTTCGCGGGAGTCCGACGACTTGTCCGGCCGCAACTCCAGTTCGGACGCGTCGAACCAGATCAGGTAGTCCGCCCAGTCCTCGACACCAGATGCTTCGAGCATCGGGTGCAGCCAACCGACGGTGAGGGCGTGACAGATCGTGGCGACAGTCGGCGAGAGGACGAGGGTGACCTCTTCGGACGAGATCAGCCAGCCTGTCCAGTGATTCGCCGTCCCCATGCCCAGGAGCGTCTCGGGCGGCGAGTCCATACCGAGCGCGATGCGGCGGATTGAACTGGTCTCCATGTCGGGGAGCTTCTCGTCGAGGGGTGTGGCGAAACTCAGATGTTTCACCTTGTCGAGGAACTCCCCTGGACCCTTCGCGACCATCGGGACCACGGCCGCCGCAGAGTCTGGATCCTGGATGGGCGTGAGCATGTTCTCGATCAGCTCTTCGACGAACGGGTCTTCGTTGGGGTCATCGCTCTCGCGATGGACGGCGAGGGTGATTTCGGACGGGACCAACAGGAGTCCGGCGCCTGCGAGTCGTGAGTCGATCTCCGCTCCGGTTCGTTTCCCCAGCGCGCGGAGTGTGCGGGCGATGGGGAGAACAGCTTTCGCGGGACAGTCCGCCAGCGCCTGAAACTGAGGATCAGGCTTCCAGCAGCGGATGACAACGTCGTCTTCGGCGAGGTTGCGGGTTTCGATGCCGTCGTTGAGTTTCCAGGACTTGCCTTGTCCGGTGAGTTCGTTGACGGAGTGCGGCGCCCACGACAATCCGTTCTCGTCTTCGCTGACGACGAGGAGGCTGTCGCCGTTGAAGGCGAGTTGCTGTCCACCGCGGTGAAGGGCCTGTTGTGTGCGGGCGGTGTCACCGAACATCTCTGAGCACAGTTCGAAGGCGAGGCCCTCGTCGACGCGTTCTGGTTCGTCGTTGCTGACGTCGGGTCGCTTCGCTGCGAACAGTTTGTATTGGGATGCGCCGCGTGCGACGCGGTCGCCGGCGAAGCGGAACTCGGGGACTTGCCCACGTAGTTCCCATGATTCGTTTTGCCAGCCGGCGACGGGTGCGCGCTTCTTTTGTCGGGCGAGGCTTTTGCCGTAGAGACTTCGGCGGCTGCGGTGACGGTTTGCGGCGGCAGGCGGCGTGACGTGGAGGGGGTGACGTAATTGCCGACGACGGGGCCGCGATGAATGGACGCTCTGCGGAGTCGCCGTTGGGCGCGGTTGGGGCGGCCGGGGTGTGGCGGTGCGCCACCTGCGAGTTTCTCGGCGATGGCGTGGGCGTTGCTGTCGGGGCGGCGGGTGCGCATCAGTCCACCTCGGCTGGGTCGAGGTTGGATGCGGCGAGGCCGATGAGGTACGACGCTGTCAGTGCCAAGGCGGGGACGATGAATCCGGGGTGTTCACCGTAGAACCAGGCCACAGTGAAGAGGCCACCTGCGACCCAGATCGACAGGCACCAAGCGCATGTGAGCGCATAGGGGATGTCGTGGTCTGGCCCGAGGCGGCGGATGAAGAATGCTCGGACTCCTCGTGCGAGGTAGTCGCTGTTGATGAAGCGGACGATGCGCGCGGCGGCACCGAGCGTCAGCAGGAAGATCGTGATCGACACGGTGTGCAGCTCCTCTGTTCCGGTGGACAGAGTTGAGTGTATCTACCGCTTCGCTACAGTCGTTGACTTGCGACACCCATTAGGTACTCCTCAATTTGCAGGCAGCCCAGCTTTACTGAGGCTATCTAACTCCGCACGCATCTCGTTCCTGAGATCCCGACCAGCGGACCTAGCTGATTCCAGTGCAGTCTTTCGTCGAATTGTCCACTCGATTGGTGACCATCCTGGTGCGGGAATATTCGTGGGCGGGGTGAGAGTCTTGACGAAGTCCTTGCATAGCGCAATGAATGCGCTGTCAAGCGCGGTAACACTCATCGATGCGGACAATTCGATAGCTGCCCCATCTAGATTTTCGAGGTGAACATCGATCTTTCGGAGGTACTCCACCCTTGCGCCGTCATTGCGCGCTTCAAGTGCCATATGCACCCCAGACAACGCATCAAGCAAAGCGTCTCGCCTCTCAAGCGCCCTTGAATACAGCGGAAAAATCTCTCCCCTATGAAGTAATGCCGCAGCTCGCTGCAACTCGTGAAGTCGAATCCGTTCCTTCGCCTCGATGTCATCCAGGAACTGGGTTCGTTGCGCGTTGAGCTGTTCGGTCAACTGGATACGCTGCGCTTCCAAATCAACGGCTGCTCTCCGCCGTTGCTCAGCCATCTGCTCTTCGTGAATCTCTCGTTCAGCTTCCCTCTGCTCACGCTGCCCGTGAAATGCGATGTAGGCGGCAGCGATAAGCAGCACTCCGCTGATTACACCGGCGAGGAGCGTGGCTTGCGGCTGGGTAAGGTCCCAGTCGCCTTCATGGATTAGTCCGTAAATAGTGAACTCAAGCATCAGGGATCATGCCATTCACCTGGCGGTGAGCTCTCCGCTAGGCCCCTGCACGACGAACGATTCGAGACTCATCGCTTCGGAGTCACTGCGCCGCTCCCTGGGACTCCATCCGGATCTCAAAGTGCTTCTGGACTCGAGCTGCGACGGCGACGTACCGTGTTGCATAATCTCGATCCTTCGGCGAGAAGTTCGATTGTGTGGTTTCGAGAACAACCAGCGCGTTTCTCACTTGAATCATTTCTTTGACGACTGCCGCAAGCGCCTCATCGACCGAGCCATCGATTCGTTTGTACTCGTTCATCGCTTCGTCCATTGTCGGTTGACGGTGTCCGCCAAGCACCTCAAGCGCATCGTTTGCCCTGTGTCGCGCCCGCTCGAATGCGTTATAGATGGCTGCCACCGGGTCAAGGACTAGTTCGTGCGGACTGCGAACATTCATTGCGTGCTCTTGCTCAATTGCTTCCGCGCTCTGCAGGCTGAGGGAAATGTCCGCGGTTGTCCCCGACATTTCCGCAATTTGTGTCTGCAGTTCCAGGGCGAAGCCTCCACCGCGCAAGGCAGTTACGTCGTCGGATCGGCGCGCAATTCCGTCCATCAGCTGCCGGAGAGGCTTGTAAAACAGAATCGCTAAACCTGCGACAACGAGCGGCCACGCGAAGTCAGAGACTAGCGATGAAATGAATTCGAGTACGTTCACGTCAGCACATTATCCCAGCGCGAATGCGCCTTAGGTGTCACACCGACGATCACAGGGGTTCTTCGTTTCGGATGAAGTCGTCGGGGTGCATTGGTTGTTCGCAGACGTTGCAGAGGGCTAGGCCTCGGTCGGGTTCGATTTGGGCTTCCATTGCTTTGTATCCGGCGAGGTGTGTTGCGCAGAGCGCGATGCGCGCCATTCCGGTTTGTTCGTGGACGTGAACGTCGGCGATGTGGGTGGCCGGCCGCTCGCAGGGTGTGTTGGTTCGGACGTCGTACAGCGCGCACGTGGGCGTGAAGTCCAGGTGCGCGATCGATTCCTCGCTCATTTCACTCTCCGGTGGTTGCGGGTTTTCGTGGGGCGCCGCTGGCCGGCGGGGTTGTCTGCCCATGGTGGCGGGGTTGTGGATGGGCGCGGTAGGGCTCGCTGCTGTGGGGTCTCGGGTTCAGGTTCGACGAGACCGGCGTCGACCATCCACGCTGGCTGGGTTCCGCCTTGAATGATTCCGCCGCGATCAGCATCCGACGACGCCTCTTCGAACGGGATGTCCGGTAACGGATAGACGGGCAGCACACCCAACTCGTGGAGTCGGGCGTAGATGCGCCGATGAATGATCTGCGAGTGGGTGAGTGCTTCATCTGACGGGATCGGCGAGAATGGCCCGCCGCTGCAGGTGTCGTCGCAGACATGGCGGTCACCGAGGGTGAAGTCACGTCCGTACTGCATGGGTTCGCCGTCGGGGATGATGGTGACCCGAGTTTCGCGGGTCGGGGAGCTATAGAAACCTGAACCGAGACTGCTGTCCACACGAGCGATCCCCTCGGTGCGTTCGCCGTCGATGTCGACGAACACGACCCGGTCCCCCGTCTTGATGGACGGCCCGTCGCGGTACGGCTTGCTGTCGCTCATATCTGCCATTCCTTCTGGTAGTCGGGGTGGTCGGAGTAGACGGCGGCGAGGTGCCAGAGGGTCCAGGTGATGAAGAACGGGACGTTGATGCCGCGTTCTCCGAGATTGGTTCGGGCTGCTTCCATCTCGCGAACCACACCGCGCTTCGCAGCCACATCGCGGAGTGCTCGAGCTGGGTCGTAGTGGGCGATGTGCGGCCCGTCCTTCTCCTCGACTGCTGGGCGGAGTCCTTCGCTGTCGCAGGTCACGTTCCAGCGGTCGCCGCGCTCACCGAGGCGAGGAGCGAACACCTCGTCACCCTCATACGCCCAATCCGCATATTCGGGCTGCCGGCCGATCGCGGTGTTTGCGATCTTCTCGTCGTCGTCGAGTCGTGCGCGGAGGAATGCTGTGACGTCACTCATGGGTGGTCCATTCGGTGAGGTGTTGTTCGATGACGTGGGTGTCGTATTCGGTGGCGAATTGTTTGCATTCTTGGAGGGTGAAGCCGACGAAACGCGCTTCGCTGTTCAGTACGGGATGTGCGACGGCATACCGGATTCCACCAGTCGGGAGCAGGTCACCGAGGAAGTCGACGATCCTTGCAGCCCATTCACGTGTAGCGTCTTGGGCCTCGCGGGCCTCGTCTTCGGTGACGGCCCATTCGGGGTCGATGTCTTCGCGAGACTCGTTGTATGTGCCAATGACGATGCGTTCGATTGCTTCTTCACGAATCTGTTCGGGTGTCATTCGGTGTCCTTGAGGTCTAGGTAGAGGAGTACGCCGATCGCTGCGGATGCTGCGACGATGACGGTGAGCGCGACGGCGGCGAGGAAGTACGGGTTCACGTTCGTGCCTGTTCGAGGAGATAGTTGGGGGTGTCTTGGTTCCAGAAACTGTTGTCGGCGTTCGCTGCCCCGCGAGTGGGGAACCCGGCTGCTGATTCGTTGACGGTGCGGCCGGTCGAGGTTCGGCGGATCCACCGCCACTCCCCCAGCGAGTCTTGGTAGATACGAACTGTGTCCGGCGCCGGCATCGGATCCGCACTCATCCCGCCTCCCCCGGAGTGAAGAGGACGGTCCAAGTTGACTCGTTGAGGATTTCGTATGTCTCGTAGACCCAACGGTCCTGCATCCGCATCCATTTCGACTTGCCTGCGCCTTTGTCGCGAGCCTTCTCGAAGATGCAGCCCGACTTGTTGTTCCGTAGCACCGTTCCAGTCGGCAGGGCTTCGAGTTGGTCGACGTCGTTCACCGTGCGAGGCTTCGACCAACCAGCATCGAGGATCCGGTCGGCCATCATGCGATCTATGTCGTTCAGCTTTGCCGTGACTCCACGACGTGACGCAATGATCTCGGCCAGTTCGTCCCTCACGGGTGTGGCCTGTGATCGGATCTCACTCACGCCGCCACCCCCAACGCAGCCGTGACGCGTCCACCAATCCAACGTGCAGCGTCCACGGACACCGCGTTGCCGATCTGCTTCTTCACGTCCTTCGCGTTGCCCACGAACTCGTACGAGTCCGGGAATCCCTGACCGCGAGCGCATTCGCGATTGTTGAGCATGCGGAACCTTGGCCCTTCGTCGGTGAGTGTGGCGATGCCGTGGTGGTTGCCGCCGGCGGTGATCGTTGCGAGCGGGTGGGTGTCTGCTCGGCGGGCTTTCGCGTTGCGCCGGTACGTCACCAGGTGCGGCACGTCGTGTGTGGTGATCTGCTCGATCTGGTCGGAGACGTACAGCTTGCGGGTGACGATATTGCCGGGGTTCGGGTCGAGGATGCTCAGCGCAGTAGTGCGCTTCGGCTCGCGGATGGTGAGGTCCACGTTGCCGTCGCGGGTAAATACGGCGAAGTACCGGACTCTGCGTTGCGCGGCTCCGACTTCGGCGGCGTCGAGCAAGATCACCTGTTGCCGGTAGCCGAGTGCTCGCATCCCGTCGAGCCACCAGTTGTAGAGACTCCATGCCTGGAACTCGGGCACGTTCTCGACGATCACCGCGTCGTATTGGTGAACCTCGGTGGCTGCGATCACTGCGAACGCTGTTGCCCGGTCCACGGATCCGGCGTCAGCGCGGCGCAGTTCTTCCTCGGCGGGCGGCTGCTTGCGCCCACCGGAGCGTGCGTGCCACACGCAGGACGGTGACGCCCACAGGATGTTGCTGGACGGGAATGTGCGCCAGTCGACCTCGGACAGATTCGCGATGATGTGCTCAGTATCGGGATGGTTCTTCTGGTGTGTGGCGATCGCTGTATCCCAGTGGTTCGCGGCGACCTGAACGTGGATCCCGCTTGTGTCATGCCTTCCGAGCTGCCACCGCCACCGGAGAACAGGTCGGTCATTGTGAGGGTCATGACTTGCTGCCCATCGCTGCGAGGAGCTGTTTGGCGTTCTCTGCGGCCTGTTCGAGTGTGTAGGTGACCTTGACGAGTTCACTTCGTCGTCCGCCGGGGTGAGCCTCGATGACGTGGGCAACGACCTTGTAGCCTTCACGCTTCCAACCAATGCCAATCGGGAGGTCGCTCATGCTCACCCTCCTCAGCCGCAACGAACGGGGCGCGGGCCATCAACTTGGCGTTCCAGGTCTGCGAGATGTCGTACACCCCGACAGATCCGTCACGGAACTGCCAGTCGACCAAGCTGCCACGCTTCCTGTGAGCGGGCAGGAAACCCACTGCCGAAGCGGACGTGAACCAGACGTCGTCCGGTACCGATTCCCATGTCGCCCACGGTCCGGTTTCGGTGGGGGCAGGGACAACCGGCGAGGAGATTCTGTTTGCGCAGTCGTCGAGGTCGTCAACGGTTTGCCATGCGTGTGCCCATCCTCCACCTTCGAGTGGGTCGAGGATTCCCAGTGCTGCGCGGAGTGCAGTCGAGAGATCCCGCAGTTGCTGCGCCTCCGCTTCCGTCTCCTCCTCGGCGGGTTCGGCAGGGGCGGGGTTCGGCCAGTCCGCCGGAGCGATTCGAACGCCCTTGCGTCTGACAACCAAGCCGAGGGCTTTCATGTATCCATAGCAGCCTCAGCAGTCTCCTCGGCGATGCCCACCTTGCGCATTGCCATGTACATATCCGCGCCTACCCAGCCGTCGTACCGCAGATCCTCGGCGGTGAGTGCCATACCACCGGCAGGACGAGACGGCCAGCAACATTGAGGAATTTGAGGGCTGCATGGGCGAGTTCATCCCAGTCGAGCCTGTCCACCCAGGCGGCACGGATCGCCTTCGCGAGTTGGGTGGTGAGGTCTGTGTCGGCACACTTCGCCGAGCACTGCGGGCAGTAAACCCCGACACCAGCGGCAGCAACTCGACTACGGCAGTCGAACTCGCACACGGATTCTGTTGCCTGCCCTAACCGTTGGAGTCGGGTGCGGTAGAAGTCCTGTTCTTTCGGCTCTGTTTCGTGGGCGATGAGTGTGCGGTACGCGGCGGCGACGTCAGCCTGCGATAGATGTGTTGGGGGCATGACACAGAGTATTGCACGGATACAGTGTCACTGTGTCCCCGGTTCCGGAATTAGCGTGTGCGCCGTGCCGCCAAACTGCTTGTGCCCGTGACAGATGAACGCGAACGCTTCGCCGCCGACGAGACCGAAGATCCCGCGCTGATGGGCGGCAACATGTCGGTCGCGAGGTGAACGCCGGCATCCAACGCGCCGGGCGACCACGTCGATCCGGGCTCCCACAACTGCCACTCTGATTTGAAGTCGGACAGGCCGGGGTCGCGCCCGAACCACGCCCGCTGCGTGAGGATGGCTTGCGCGATCGGTTCGGCGCGTAGCAGTTTCGACTTCCGAGAATGCACGGGCACGAGGCGCGGGCACAGTTTCCGCTTGTCGATCTCCCCTTCACGTTGCAGCGCATCCCACGCCTGCTTCAACAGGGTCGTTGCCTGGTCGCCGCCGTAGTTCACTTCGATGACGAACCGGTCTGCGTCCATCTCGTCGGCGAGCAAGCACGCTTCGCGGGACCACCGGTCGGATGTCATGCGTGCGGTGCGGTTGTGCGTCCAGTAGAACTTGCCGTTGGTGCCGATGATGCCGCCGACGATGCCTGCGGTGTCACGGCCGCCGCCGGACGGGTCGATGCCGACGCCCGCGATGCGCGGTGTGACGAGGGTGAGGTCGGCGGTGGCGTCGCGGATGTGCGCTTCGGTGAGCAGTGCGCCTTCGGAGTCGAATGGGCTGCCCTGGTAGACGGCGTTCCAGTCTCGGCTGGTGGATCCTTTCTTCTTCCGGCGCCAGTGGTCGGCGAGGGAGTCGATGTCGCCGAGGTCGATGACGGGATGTGTGAGTGGGTCGCCTGGTTCGCGGCCTAGGGGGTCGGCGTAGATGCCTTTCGCTGGGTCGGGTGCGACGGCGAGGGCGGGTAGGTGGAGGACGGTCCATTCGCCGCCTTCTTCGGTGCGGCCGTCGCGCTCGAGTAGCCGGCCGCACAGGTCGAGTGGGTGCCAGCGGGTCATGACGATGACTTCGCGTGCACCTGGCGCTTTTCGGGTGGTGTACGCGGAGCTGTACCACTCCCAGACACGTTCACGGATGAGTGGGCTGTCGGCGGCAGCGCGGTCGGCGAAGGGGTCGTCGATGATGCCGAGGTTCATGGGGTGTCCGGTGAGGCCGCCTTTGGTGCCGACGGATCGCATGCCTCCGCCGGTGGTGAGTGACCAGTTGGCGCGGGTGTTTTCGTCGTCGCGCATGCGTAGCCCGTAGGTGAGGCCGTGTGATTCGACGAGGTCGCGGCATGCTGCGCCGTGTGTGTTGGCGAGGCTGGCTGCGTAGGAGGCGAGGATGACGCGGTCTCGGGGGCGGTGGCTGAGCCACCAGAACGGGAACCAACGCGACACTCGCATACTTTTCCCGACCTGGGGTGGTGTCCAGATCATGAGTTTCGCGTTGGGTGTGGAGAGCAGTTTGGTGAGCTCGCGGTCGATGAGCTCGAGGTGTGGGCGTTGCACGGTGACGGCCGGCTCGTGACGTAGGGCGAGGATGCCGGGGCTGGTGGTGTCGTTGATGGGGATGCCTTTGCGTGCGCATGCTTCAGCGAGTTTGTCGCGTAGGTACTGCTTGTCGGCCGCTGGTAGCGCGCGCCAGGCTCCTCCATCGAACGTGCTCATGGTTACTCCTTGTCGGGTTCTTCGTCGGCTTCGATCACTGGGTGGGGCTGTCGGTCAGCGAGTTTGGTGAGCAGTGTTTCCACCTGGACGTCGAGTTCTGTGCGTGAGGTGATGGAGATGTCTGCGCGGCTGGGTGCTCCGAGTCCGAGGAGTTTGATTTGTCGGTCGAGTATTCGGAGGCATGTTTCGGATGCGTGGCCGTCGCCGCGGATCGCTTTGACGTACTGCGGGCGCCAGAGTGCGTCGAGTCGTTCGAGGGCGATGGTGAGGGCTTGGTCGGCGAGTTCGGCTCTGCGCGCGGAGTGTTCGTTGAGTGCTTGGGTGACGGCGTTGTGGGCGGCTCCGCGGCTGGAGTATCCGAGTTGGTCGGCGATTTGTTGGTTGGTGGCGCCGCCGATGAGGAGTTGCAGGGCGCGTTCGTGTTTCTCGGCGGTTTGGGCGTTGACTCGGCGTGAGCGCATCGTCAGGCCACCTGTTCGGCTGTGTCACCGGATAGTGCTTCCCATCGTGTGACGATGACGTCTGCGTATCGGGGGTCGAGCTCGACGAGTGCGGCGCGGCGCCCGGTCATAAAGGCGGCAGCAAGTGTTGATCCGCTGCCGGCGAATAGGTCGAGGACGATGCCGCCGACGGGGCAGGAGTTGTTGAGGTGGGCGGCGATCAGGTCGACGGGCTTCATGGTGGGGTGGTCGCTGTTGGCGGTGGGTTTATCGACGGTGAAGACGGTGCTGGCGCTGTTGTTTCCGTGCCAGTGTTTGCTGCCGCGGCCGAGGCGTCCGACGCCGGGTGCGGTGGGTGTGAAGCCGTAGAGGATCGGTTCGTGTTGCCAGTGGTAGTCGCTGCGTCCCATGACGAGTTGGTTTTTCACCCAGACGAGGTTCTGTCGGATGGTGATGCCTGCGGCTGTGAGGGCGGTTTCGAAGGTGATGCGTTCGGTGTCTGCGTGTGCGACGTAGACGGGTGCTCCAGGTCGGGCGACGGCGGTTGCGGTGGCGAATGCGTCGGCGAGGAGTTGTGGGAGGCCGTTGGTGGTGTCGTTGGAGATGGTGAGTGCGTCTTTGGTTTTGCCGATGTAGTCGACGCCGTAGGGCGGGTCGGTCCAGATGCAGTCGGCGGTGTCGCCCCCGAGCATTGTTCGTACGGCGTCGGTGTCGGTGCTTGAGCCGACGTAGAGGCGGTGTGTGCCGAGGCGCCAGGTTTGGCCGGCTGCGGTTCTTTTGGGTTTGTCAGGGGCGGGTGGGGCGTCGTCGGGGTCGGCGTTGGGTTGGGGTGGGTTGATGGTTTGTTCGAGGAGGGCGAGGTCGTCGGCGTTGTAGCCGGATCCGTCGAGGATGTCGAGGTCGTTGAGGACGGTGAGGAGTAGTTCGGGGTCGACGCCTGGGCCGAGGTCGGCGAGGCGGTTGTCTGCGATGAGGATTTTGCGGGCGGTTTGTTCGTCGCAGTCGATGACTTCGACGCGGATGGTGGTGTGGCCGTTGGCGCGGGCGGCTTGCCAGAGGTGGTGGCCGGCGAGGATGGTGCCGTCGGTGAGGGCGACGATGGCGCGGTATTGGCCGAAGGTGTTGAGGGATGCGGTGAGTGCTTCGACGTCGCCGCGGTTGGGGTTTTGGGGGTGTGGGCGGAGGTCGTTGATGTCGAGGTCGCGTGTGCCGTGGATTGTGACGGGCATGGTGTGCCTTTCCCTGTTGTGTTGCTATGTGTTTCGTTCGGCCGCGGCAGGGAAGGTCCCGCGGACGTTCGGGTTATGGGGCGTGTTCGTTTCCGCAGTGTGTGCAGTGGAGGGGTTGTTGGTAGCCGGTGATGGTCGTTCCGTTGAGACACACGGTTGCGGTGAACCATGCGTTGCCGCATGGGCAGGTGGTGTTCGCGGATGCTGCTTCCGGTGTGCGGAACGGAACGACGTCACCCATGGTTGTGGCGCCTTCGGTCTTCGGCCATGGCGAGGATGAGGCGAAGAACCAGACGGGTGGGATGCGCGGCCGGTTATCGGTTTCGGGCATGCCTACTTCTCCAACTCCAGGTTCTGAGGCGCGAGGAACTGCTCGTCGGTGCACAGTCGCCCGCGGAGGTACTCGTTATGGGAGACGCAGTGCACTTGTGCTGGCGCGTGATTGCCACTGAAGGTGAAATCGGTGACATGCCATTCGAACTCGTGCTGGGTGAAGACGGTGACGGTGATGTCGCCGGCTTCGGATGCGTCGACGATCGCTCTCGCAAGCGGATCGCCTTCGGGGATAGTGAAGTACCCGCCGAGGAAAGGCCTGACGCAGTGTCCGAGGGGTTTGCGTTCGTTGTCCCACACTCGGATCAGTACAGGTTCGGTCATGCTGCCTCCTGATTCATGAGGTTGTCTGCGAGCTGTTTGCATTTGTCGGGGCTGAAGCCCTGCCAGTGCACGTCGCCGCATTCGACGACGGGTGTGCCGAGGTAGCCGAGTTCTTGTACCCGCGCTTTCGCTTCCGGTCGGTGGTGACATCACGAACCTGGTACTCGACACCGTGCTTGTCGAGCTTCGACTTCGTCGCATCACACGGCGGGCAACCGGGCTTCGTGAACACGGTGACGATCACAGGTCCACCGTCCCCGAACCGTTGCAGTCGAGGCAGGTGACCGGGCGAACCACACCCATCTGCACAGCGAGGTCTGAACCCGGCGGTAGCGCTTCCCACTCCGACCAAGGTTCGGCGTCCTCAGAGTTCGCCACCCGTCCGCATCCGTCGCATCGGCGGCATGGCCTGCTCTCGCTCAGCTCCACCAACGCCTGAATCTCGCTGTCAACATCGACATTTGGCGGCCAGTTCCAGTGCCAGGAGTGGGGTTGGCGGCGAACGGGATCTCCTCTTTGAAGAAGAGGCCCGTCGGATTGAGGACGCACAGCCCAACCGCGAAGTTCTCGGGCGGCTCATCGGCTGACGGCGGGTCGGTCGGTCCACTCGCCGCGGTGATGATCGCTGCGCGCGGCTCCGGTAGATACTCACCACCAGGGGTGCCGTACGACTGGTAATGGACGATGGCGCCGACAGTCGGCTTCATGAATTCTCCTGTGGGTTGGTGGTTTCTTCGCCGGAACTGATGCCGGCCTTCCCGAACAGTGCCTCGATCTCCGAGTCGATCGCCGTGCGCGTGACGACGGTGACTTCGGACTTCGTCGACGCCTGCAAGCCCTGCAGTTTCGCGAGGCTGTCCAGCACACCGCGGGCGGAGGCGACGAGCTGCGATTTGCCGACCAACTGGCCTTTCGCTTCCGCCGTGTTGATCGCTTCCCAGGACTTCGCCCAGAGCGCTTCGTAGCGGGCTGCGATGACTTCGCGGTAGTCGTCGGCGGTTTCGCCTTCGACACGCTCGAGGACGGTCTTCACGGCGCGGCAAGCGGTGCTGCCGCAGTGATACCCCCACTTGTCTGCTACCTCAGCCCAGATCATTCCGTCGCGGCGATCTCGCATCGCACCGAGCGCGCGTTCGCGGTCGCTGATGCCTTCGGGTTTGACGCTCGGCATGGGTGGGATCTCCGACGATGTTGGGCTTGCTATGGATGGGCTTTCGGTGGGCACTGTTGAGTGTATCTACCGGTTGTCGGGCCACACGATTTTGGTGAGTGCGAGTTTGTGGCGTTCGAGGACGAGGTAGGGCATGGGGTGTTTGAGGTGTTGGGCGGCGATGGTGGCGAAGCAGAGTGCGTCGGCTTGGTCGTCGCCTCGGATGGTGGTGTTGGGCCAGAGTTTGGTGATGGCCATGGCGACGTCGGCTTTGCCTGCGTTGCCTTTGTCGGTGGCCCATTTTGCGCGGGTGGTGGGTGGGCATACGGCGGTGGGGATTTTGAGTGCTGTGAGGGCTTGGTAGAGCATCCACCAATAGCCGGCGCGGTCGTGAATTCCGGCGCTTGGGCGGCGTATGCGGGGCCTTCGATGACGCATAGTTCGGTGTTGCGTGGGATGAGCCCATGGTGTTGTTGCGGAGTTCGGTGAGTCGGTGGGCGCGTTGGTGCCAGGTGTCGTCTCGTTTGCCGCGGCTGGCGATTGTGTGGAGTTGGGGTGTGTTGTTGGTGATGATGGCGAGGCCGGTGCCGGTGAGGCTGGGGTCTATGCCTACGACTGGGCCGTGGTTGCTGGGGCTGTGTGCGTCGGTGGCGGCTGGGAGTGTGTCGGTGCGGGGTTCGGTTTGGGTTTGCGGCATTTCGGTGCTCCTGGGGCGTTCTGCGATGAGTCGTTGGATTCGTTGTGCGCGGGTGATTCGTCCGAGGTGTGCGGGGAAGTTGATGAGTTCGTGGGTGCCGCTGTTGTCGGTGGTGGTGCAGGGCTTGCCGGTTGGCGCTTGGCAGTAGCGACAGGAGACGGTGAGCGCGAGTTCGCGGTCTTCGAGTTGTTGGAGGTCAGGACTGCGCATCAGCGGCCTTGGTGGGCGTCACCCGGCGGAATGCTCGGCTGACGTCGAGCGGTTTGGGTGGGAGCGACTTGATGGCTTGCCGTTCGGCGAGGATCTCGCGGAACTCGAGCTCCTGGGTGACGGTGAGCTGGAAGGGCGGGGTGCGGCCGAGGATGATTCGGCGGACGTATTTGTGGGCGTCGGGTGGTTGGATTCCGATTTCCATGAGCGCGTGGGCGGCGTCTTCCATCGATTCGCGTCGCTCGTCGGGGAGGTTGGCGAGGCTTTCGAAGTAGCTGGCGCGGCCGTGTTTGACGATTGAGGCTGGGAGGGGCCGGTATCCGGTGTCTTCGGTTCGGTAGGCGCGGGTTACGCCGGCGAGGAGGTCTTCGCGGGTGAGGTTTGATGTGGCGAAGATTTCGGCCCATGCGATGACGATGGCTTCGCTCGGGTTTGGGAACCAGGGGTCGTTGGATGCGCATTTCGCGAGGACGAGCGCTGAGGTTTCGATCCATTCGGTCATTCGAGTTCCTTTGGGCTGGTTTGGTTCGCGAAGGCGAGGAAGCCTTGGACCTTCGCGTCTTGCTTTGAGGGTGTGCTGCCGGGGGCCGTTGGAGCCCTGTTGCGGATGACGTCGGAGACCAGGTGCGGCAGAAGCGATGGGCCGAGCTTCGGTTTCGATAGCCAGAGTGCGAGGGCTTCTTTGACGTCATCGGAGGCGGTTCCGGATTTGATGAGCGTTCCGGCCGCGATTGCCAGCGCCGTCTTCGTCGCTTGAGGATGCTCGTTGGGTATTACTTCGCGGACGAGTTTCCATCCGTCAACATCGGTGACCGCTCCGGGCTCGTCCTCGCGTGTATGCGTGCGCGTGTGCGCGACACCGCTTTTAAGAACTTGAGAAGTACATGCAGTTACCTTTTCCCCTTCCCCTACCCCTTCCCCGTGGGGTTCGCGAAGGGTTCCCGAAGGGTTCAAGGGTTCGGGAAGGGTTTCGGAACTTCGGGAAGGGTTCGGGAAGGGTTTCGGAAGGGTTCGGTTCGATTGTGTCGGCTGCGGCGTCTGCGTCCTTCCGTCGGAGCTTCCTCAACTCGGTTGCTAGTACCGTCCGAATGCCCGGTGAGTCCACCAATTCGGCGCACTTGAGTGCGTTCTTGAATACGTTCGGCTGCTTGATGACTCCGTCGCCGCGAATGAACGAGCGGATCAGAAGTTCATCGGTATCCGCGTCGAAAACTACGAACTGCTGCGCGGCGAGCTCATGCAGGCAGGCCCACACATGATCGACGTCAGTCTCTCCGCAGTACTTCGCCCAACGCGCAGGCATCAAAGGGAGCATGCCGGCGTTGTTCACGTCCTTCTGTCCGAACAGGAGCAGGTACATGCGTTGTGCTGCCGCTGACAGTTCGCGGAAATCTTTGTTGGTCCAGAGTGTGAACTGGATGATGCCGTGACTACGCGCCATCGATATCGGCCCTCTTGATCATGTTTCGGACTGCGACTTCGGTGACGCCCAGTGCGTCGCCGATCGCCTGGTTGGTGAGTCCGAGGGTTCGCGCGTGTCGGATTGTCGCGAGTCGTGCGGCGCGGTCTGCGGCTTGACGCTGGCGGAGCTGGTCGAGTTCGGAGAGGACCGCTTCGCGAGGGTCGAGTGTTGTTGTGGTCGTATCCACGGCCGTCCCTTCGGTGGCTGTTGAGGCGGGTTCGACTCGTGCTGCATCTGAGCCGAACCCGCCTTCGATGATGTCACGCTACTCGGTACGTACAGTCAACTGTTTGTACCGATATTCTGCTGACGGCTATTCGGCGGAGAACAGTTTCGGTCCGCCGATGTCGTGGACGTTGTCCGACTCGTCGCGCCGGCCTCGTTGTCGTCAGGCTTGTCCGCAGTTTCGTCACTGTCACCTGCAGCGTCAGCGACGGGTTCAGCGTCGGCGGTGCCGTAGTCGCCGTACTCGTTGCTCTCCTCCGACTCGAAGTCAAGGGTCGGCTCGTCGGCGTCGGCGCGCTTTGCCATGGTTCCGATTCCTGCGTCGACGACCTTCCATCGAGCGATTGCCCGGTCTCCGTCTTTCACCTGATCGGTACCGGAGAGTGTGCACTCGACCGTGACACTCATGACGCGCTGCTCCCCGACCTTCGGTGTGTGCTCGTACAGCGACGTAGGTGATCCCGAGAAGCTGTACTTGACCATCGAATCCGACTGTCCGTCAGGGGTTCCGTTGAAGTTGTGAACTTTGCTCATGTTGTATTCCTTCTCTTGGTGGGTGTTGCGATGGTTTTCTCGGCCTCGGCGAGACCTGGATCGGCCACTACTGGCGGGTTTGGTTTTGGGCACCCTCGAGGAACTCGGTGATCTCAAGCGCCTCGGCGTCCGTGAGATCATCGAGAGTCGTGATCGGGCGCTTGAACTCGCCCGACAGATACCCGACCTGTTCGGGCTCGTCGGCCTTGCCTTCACTGACCAGTGCCGCGACGAGACGATCCCGAAGAGTCGGGGCCGTGCCCTGATCAGGTTCCGGTTTTGCGTCCAGGTTTGGGGCGGATTCCAGCTCGGACAGTCGCGACTTCCACAGCCCTTGTAGCGTCCACGATGGTCGGCCAGGTCGAAGGCCTTGAGCTGCGCGCCGATCGCGTTGAGCTCTGCGCGGTCGGCTGCCTTTTCGATGGCTGCTGCGATCTCGTCGGCCTCCTCGGCGGAGATGATCTGCAGGCCGCTGGGTAGTGGCTCGACCCGGAAGAGCTCCTTCTTGCCGCGAGTCTTGGTGAGCGGGATCGCCTTCGCTTTGTCGAGGTCCGTCATGTGACTGATTCGGATGCCGCCAACCTTGCTGGGCCCGAACGTAATTTCCGGGTCTCGGTACAGCTTGAGTCTCCGACCGACGTACGTTCCCGACTTCGGCCCCCACACCTCGAGCAGGACACGGGTCATGCTCTTGCCTGGTCGATACGGACGACCTGGGCCGAACTCAGCGGTGACGATCTCGACGGGCTGCTCGCTGTTGCCCTTACGCACCTCAGTGATGGTGACGATCTGCGGGCCGCCAATGAGGTCGTCGGCGTTGATCTGATCGGATCGCGGAGCTGCTGCTGCAATCAAATCGACGTCCATTAGTCGAACTCCATTTCTGTGAATACTCGCTCGGTCATCGGGAATCCGACGACCGACTGTTCATAGAGGCGAATCATCTCGGCGGCACTGTTCTCGAATCCTTGAACCGCCGCTTCGATGGCGTCGAACCAGCGTTGATCCGGGAACACGCGGGTCACCCACAGGTGCATGCCGCCTGAGTAGCTGATGTAGTCGATCCATTCGCGGCCGGAGACGAGTAGGCCGCATTGGAGTTGGGCCATGTTCTCAGCCGGCGGTTCGCCGGAAAGTACAGTTTCGACCTGCTTCTTCTGCAGGCGTGATTTGACCTCAATCAACCCGTCGTCGCCGACCAGGCCATCGGGCGAGTAGCCGAGCTTGACGCCGCGGTTCTCGCGGATCATGAAACCTACTTGGCGCACTGGCACGTTGTAGTGCTCGGCGTATTTGTCACGTGCTCTTGGCTCGTCCGCCATTCCGCGCAGCATGTCGTCGCTGATGTAGGTCGGGTCGGTCCAGCCGGTGATGCGTTCAGCCACGAGATGCGCGGTTAGGCTTCGTGATTCCGGATTTGCTGCGGCCTTGAGGGTCTTCGATGTGATCAGCTTGCCGACGACAGATGCCGTGATGATTCCTCGACGCTGGTCGTGCCACTCGTCAGTGCCCTGCTCTAGGTCTGGAAGTTCGATCAGGATTGAACCACTGTCGGCGGGTGCGGTCATGCTGCACCTCGGATCGGCCATTCGGTGTTGACGTCAGAGAAGTCCTTGCCTGTCCGCTCGAAGTAGCGGGCGAGGCCTTCCTGCTGGTCGCGATACCAGGCCTCCTGCTTCTCCATCATCTCGTCGATGGTGAACGATGCGAGCCCGTCGTACTGGTTGCCGAGCTTCCACGCCAATCGCGCTGCAGCGAGGGCATCAGCATCTGCGGAGTGCGCGTTGTCGAGCCGGATACCGTAAACCTCGCATGTCACCGACAGCGTGCGCTTCCCCTTCCGGTACTTGTCCACAGCTTTGTCCACAACGTAGGGATCAAATATGGGGCCATACACCAACTTCGGGTATCCAAGCCGCTGCCCCTCGCGGTCGACGATCGTGAAATCGAAGCTCCCGTTGTACACCGCGATGATGCGCCCCTCGGCCCACACTCGCTCGAGCTCGTCACGGATCTGCTTGTACCCATCCGCGTACGGCGCTCCCTCCGCCCGAGCGAGATCGGTGGTGACACCGTGCACGTTCGATGCACCCTCCGGGATCTCGATCTCCGGATCGACCAGCCAGTTCTGGGAATTGACCGTCTTCCCGTCGATGCGAGCAAGGCACGCGGTGACGATGCGGTCCTTCGTCGGATTCGGCCCAGTGGTTTCGAGATCAAATGCGGCCAAAGGTAGTTCAGTCCAGCTGGTCACAGGAACACTCCTACGAGTACGGCGCCGATGACGATGGCGCAGGACAGAATGATGAAGCGCGCGAAGCTCAGTTGCGCGCCTTGGGGGTATCGAGGGGTCATGCTCTTCTCGCTCTCGATCGGGCCGCCGCGTTACGGCGGTAGGTGTCAACAGTTGATTTGTGGCGGGCCTTGCGGCGGAACTCATCCGCCATCGGGCACGCCGCGAAATGAGAGACATAGGTCGGGACGCCGGCGGCACGCATGCCCGCGGCCTGCCCGGGACGAATCACCACCGCTTCGGGTAGCCCGTCCGATTTCGGGGTGACAGCGAGGTTGCCGTTCGTGTTCGGCTCGAACTCGACAGGCATCCGCTCCGAATTCGATGTGCGGCAGAAGAAGATCGCCGCGCCGCACGCCATGCACTTCGTCGCCTTCGGAGTGAACGTCATACCCTCACTCCCCTGGCGCGCATCACGTGCTCGGCTTTCACTTCCGCGATTCGCTCAACCCGATCCAGCCGGGCCGTGATTCGCTCGTCCGGATTCACCCAGGCCGCCAGCGCCATCAACGCTTGAGCCATCTGCCCGGGCCGCCGAGCGCACTCCACCGTCAAACGGTCATGCAGTGCGCGAGTGTCCGATTCGCGGATGTCCTCGCACACTTGGTGTGCGAAGGTCGCGACATCGTCGACGTCGGACCACAGCCCGGCCTTCTTCGTCGCCGCCATCACGACGCCTCCGGTTCGAGCAGGCCGAGCATCGACAGCAGCAGGCGGGCGTCGGCGGCGTCGTGGGAGTTCGCCGCGACGGTGCGTGCAGCCTTCGCTGACAAGGCCGCATCGGTCGGCGGCACAAACCCGAGATCAGCGTCCGAGGTGTAGTCGAACTGCCGCTCGCTGGTTCCGTTGATCTTCACAGGTCGACTCCAATCTGGTGATCTTTGACTTCGTCGTATGCGTGGTCGACTGCGCCGTCGTCGGGATCGGGTTCGGCGGGGTACGCGACGAGATAGGTCATCGATGCGTCTCGCCCGTTCGCGGAGGTGATCTCGAAATACGCTGTCGCCCAACCGCGGCTGTTCGCGCCGTTGAATCGGTCGTAGTCGACTTCTGTCCACACTCCGAATCCGTCCAACTCATCGAGTTCTCGACCAGGACGCCGGCCAATTCGTCAGCGTCCACGCCCGATCACCTCCACCGGCATCTCCAGATCCGACACTGCACACGGCGTCGAACCAAGCCACAACCGACCAGGCCGGGTCTTGTCCACCACGAACACCCGGCCACCCTTCCCGACTTCACGAATCTTTGTGCCAGCGGCGAGATGCCAGATCATCCGATCGTCGTACACAACAACAGGTTCCATCAGTTTCCCCCGGGGATGCTGTAGTAGACGGCGACCGTGACGATCGCGGCGCACGCGTACAAGCTCAGGTATCCGAGCAGGGTCGTCCCTCGGCGCTTCATCGGATCGACCGCCGAAAGTCCTGCGATGCAATCTCGTCCATGAACGTCAGCGACTCGAGCGAATACGTCGTGTGCGCGAACGTCGGGGCCCGAACGACTTCCCCCGCGATTTCGATCGTGATCCGCACGCGGCCATCAGGTTCGACAGCGTGAATCAACTTCACGTCGCCGTCTACGAGCATCATCATGGTGCGGTCACCTCAGCCTGCGTCTTCGGTGCAGCGTCGTACGTGGTCCCGAAATCGCAAAGGTTCTCGACCATCTCGCGGAGATCTTCCAATGTGTTCGAGGCACCGAACAGGGTGTCGGCGGATTCCGCTGTCAATCCGAGTTCGCGGCGCGCGAACTCAGATACATGGAACAACTCACCGGACGCCGAGCGAACAACACTGCCCGCGAACCACATCTCCCCATCGATTGGGCCGACCTGGGTCTGATCGAGACTGTCCGCGATCCACTCAGCGCCAGCAAGATCCGCCGTCCATCCCGCGAAGCAGCGAGTAGTCCCGCACCGCCACGTCGACATATCCAGCAGGTTCGGCCACGTTTCGATGTGCCCCATCACCGACCGCAACAGTTCCTCGTTGACACTCATGCCTTCACCGCCGACACGGCAGCCGGGACGTCGACGCCCTCCGCGGCACACCACTGCTTCAACGAAGCCACCTGATAACTCTCGATCGCCTCGCCCCGCGCAGCCCGCTCGTAAACCCCTCGGGTCCGGTCCCACGTTTCCTGCGCTTCCAACAGGACCTTCTGCAGGTCCTCCTCCGACATGAACCGCCGGATCGAGCCGCCGTCGACGATGTGGCCTGCACTCTTCGCAGCGCGCACGAACTCTCCGTACGCGACCAACATCTCGGGGCAGTCGTCGAACTCAGCGACGTAGACGGTCGACACGTGACGACCTTCAAGCCGGAACTTCGGAACATCCGCGAGCGACTTCGGCCGGCTATTGCCGGTTACAGATGCAGTATTCTCAGACATGTTCATTCCTTTGGGTAGGTGAATAGAGGCCGTCACGGTTGCCCCCGTGGCGGCTTCGCTTACTTCTGGTTGTCGATCCGGCGTAGACCGGGGCCGAGGATCCGAGCCAAACGCTTCAAGCCCTGCTCTGAGGGCAGTCCGTACTTGACGCCGGCAGCCTCATCAAGATCGCGGCGGGCCTCAACGCGCTCCGCAAGCGACATCGAATCCCGATTGTCAGCAAGCTCCCGCTCAGTCATGACACCGACTTGAGTTTGGATGTGCGGCGCGTCGGCTTCTCAACGATGTCTCCGCGGAGCCAGGCATCGAGGTCGTCACGGTGAATCAGCCACTTGCCCTGCGGGGCAACAGTTTGGCGTGCCTTCAACCGGCGAGTCCTGCACGCGGTGTAAATCTGATTCTTGCCGAGCCGGGCGTACTCCTTGGCCTCGTCGATCGTCAGCCACGGCGAACTTGTGCTCATTTCGCACCGCCCGCACCGGTGTATCCGAAGGTGCCCGCATAGATCTGAATTGCGAGGAGAACTTCACTGAGAGACATGTCGGTGCTCCTTTCTATGCTGCGGATGATGTGGAGATGGGCTCCTCGGCGATGAGGACACGGTCAGGGCGCGCTCCGAGAGTTGCTAGGGCATCAAGAACTTGGGGTGTCGGGCGGCGGTCCCGGATCGCCTTGGACCACGTCTTTCGGTCCATGCCCGAAGCGTCAGCCAGCCCGGTGATTCCCCGGATGTTGCGCAGTCGCTTGACGCGTTCAATCTCGTCCAAACTGAGTAAAAACATTCTCACTTTCACCTCCAATCGCTTTCCGATGAGTAGAAACTAGCCCAACGAAAGGTTGAATGACAAGAGTGTGACCCGTTTGATTACCCGTCAGATATGCATGTGGGCAGGTAGTGGCCCGCTTGACGGGTAAAAAGTTACCCATTACGGTCGATAGCATGGATGATCAGAGGGCTTGGTTCAGCGAGGTCGCAAAGCGCCGTGTCACCACGACGGAAATCGGCGAGCACCTGGGTGTCACCAGGAAGACCGCACAAAGCCGGCTTGATGCTGGGCTGTCTGCAGACGACATCATCACGATCGCGCGCGCCGTGAAGGTCAGCCCAATGGATGCACTGATCGAGCTGGGAAAACTCACGTATCCCGAGGTTTATGAGTTCGTCGAGCGCGAAGGAAAACTTCTAGGTACCGCGAGCGACGGCGAACTCGCACTCGAGTTGGCACAACGCCTCAACTCGCTTCGAGACGCAAAGGACTGGTGGGCGGTGTACGAGAAGACGAACGCTCTCCACAGTCATCAATCGACCGACTCCTCAGTCGATGAGACCGAGCCGACCGCCGACAACGTCCATGAGTTGACTTCCCGAGGTCAAGCCCAGAGGGTTGCCAACGTCGACCCGCAAGCTCTAATCGAAAGCAACGAGCCTTACGCCGCAAACACCGATCACGATCGTCGACCCGACGACGATCACAGTTGGGACGCGTAATTGAGGGAACTCGAAGACCTGGCGGGCGCCAATGGAATAGCAATTCTCGAAGGTAACTTGCCGGCCGGAGAACGCGGCCGCTGGTACCCCGGGCCCCGAATAATCATTCTGCAAGCCGATATGCCGACCGACTGGACAATCACTGCGCTCAGTCACGAACTGGGCCATGCGACCCATAATCACGACATGTCCACAACCGACGCTCGAATTCACTCACGCCAAGAACGCGAAGCTGACGAGTACGCAGCTCGGCTGCTGATAGATCCGATTGTGTTTGAAGAAACTGAACGACTCTATTCGTCAGACACTGCGACTCTCGCCCATCACCTCTGCGTCACTCCGCACCTCATCCGCGTCTGGCGAGAAATGATGCTCCGCGAAAAGGAAGGTTCCAAGCGATGGCGACTGTCGAGTCTTACAAGACAAAGAAAGGGCTGAGGTACCGCGTCAGATACCGAAAGCCAGATGGAAATTCGACTGACAAACGCGGCTTCACCACGAAAGATGCTGCAAAGGAGTTTGCCAGCGAGATCGACGTTAGTCTGCGTCGCGGCGACTACATTGACCCAAACGCAGGCAAAGTCACGATCGGCGAACTTGGGCCGGATTGGTTGAAACGTCAGCGCGCACATATGAAGCCGAGCGCATTCCGTTCACTCGATAGCGCGTGGAAGGTTCATGTCGAGCCAAAATGGGGATCGACCGCCTTATACAAGGTGAAGTTCACCAATGTTCAAGAGTGGGTCGCGGAAATAGGCGATCGTCGATCTGCAACGATCGTCCTCACTGCCTATGGCGTGCTCGCACGAATTCTCGATGATGCCGTGCGTGATCGGCTGATCAGAGACAATCCTGCACGCGGCGTGAAACTCCCCAGAAAAGTCCCGAAGCGCAACGTCTACCTCACTCACTTGCAGGTGCGATCGCTCGCCACCGAGGCGGGCCGGTACTTCTCGCTAATACTCCTACTCTCGTACACCGGCCTGAGATGGGGTGAGGCCGCCGGGCTACGAGTAAAAGATCTCGACCTACTCCGCAAGCGCGCAACGATTTACGAGAACGCTGTAAAGGTTGGCGGCGCGATGGTCGTCGGAACACTGAAGGGGCATAAGCACCGAACAGTTCCGCTACCCGATTTCCTTGTCGTCGAGCTAGCGCGCACATGCGAAGGAAAAGAACACGATGACCTACTCTGGCCATCCGCATCCGGAAAGCACATGGGGCCACCGTCCAGCCATGACTCGTGGCTCAGTGGAGCCGTTGCTCGATGCCAGAAGGCTGCCGCTGCCGCCCGCGAAGCCGAGGGTACGAACCCGACAACTCCCCCATTTCCTCGCGTCACCGCGCACGACCTCCGGCACACGGCCGCTTCCTTGGCGATCTCCGCCGGCGCGAACGTGAAGGCAGTCCAGAAAATGCTTGGGCACAAGAGTGCAGCCATGACTCTCGACGTCTACGCCGACCTTTTCGACGACGACCTGAATGCAGTCGCGGCGAAGTTGGATTCAGTTGTGGGCAAATTGTGGGCAGAGACTGCGTAAGCGTTCGAACTAGCTACCGAAAAGCGTCCCTGACCTGCATGTTCGAATAGCCAGTTCTT